ATGTATGCTAACTAAAAGTCTCCTTGATAATTTTTTATAAGAGCATTGGCTTCCTGTCCGCCGTTGTCAGTGCTGTCCTCGCCGGAGATAACGGTGACATTGTAGTCTTCTGCTTCTCCATCCTCATCGTCTACATTATAGGTGTCAAAGATTTCTTCGTCAAATGTGTCGTTCACTTCCTGGACCACATCCTCTTTCATCGCTTCGTATGCGTCATCATAGGTATCATACGTGTCAAGTACATTCATGTAGCGGTCCTCGACATTTTTGAACAGGATGAATTTGCCGCCGGTGGTCACATTGAAGATAGCCCATTCGGTAATGCCGTCATCGCTGTAATTTGTAGCCGTAACAACCGGTCCTTTTTCATCGTCGAACGGGAAGGATGGGTCGGTATCGAATTCGAACGAATATTTATCCGCGTTTTCCGGCGTGAGGTCGTCTGCCGTGATAGAAAAGCCTTTGGTTTCTTTGATTTTTTTCGCCAAAGACTCTTTCATGGCCGCCAAAGCATCCTCGAAAGTCTCATGCTTGGAAAGAAGATTGATAGCGTCGCAGCGTTCGACCTTGAAAAGATAATACATTAGAATTTCCTCCTTAATAGATGATATTAGTAGACGTAGTTGCCGTTTTTGAGAGCGGTCTGAATAGCTCGAATCTCCTTGGCGTTCAGCTTATAGTTGCCAATCGGAGTGCAGCCGTTGCCGAGAAAATCAGAGTTGAACACCATGCAGGCTTCTCCCTTTTCGTTCAACTTGTAGAGAAAAGCGTTCTGCATGTTGGCGTTCATGGCGCGTTCGATGAGCGTGACATCGGGGACATCGCATGACGGCGCTTTGACCATCTGCCACACAGAGGTGTTCGGGTCGCAGTAGCCTGCCACATAGATATGTGGGTCGGCGTCCTGGCGAAGGTCACGCTTCTTCAGGGTAAGCAGTTCTCTTGCGTGCTTGCAGCTCAAGGCGTTGGTCAACTCAGCGTTCAGCTCGCGGTTCAGCATGACGCAGAAGATGCGGTAGCCTGCTTCATCCAGCCCATCAAGTCCCACGACCGTAGAGTCAGATGGCTTAAAGGAAATCGTTTTGACATCCATATCTTTGGGCAGATAGAGCAGCGCGGTGATAAGGTATTCGTCGGCCCGTACATATTCTTTGAACATTAGACTTCTCCTTCACCTTTTTCATTCTGATTCATCAGGGAATCGATGGTTGCTGCGATGGTCTCGTTCTCCATCTGAGTCATGCGCTCAAACAGATGGGACCAGTCGATGGTTTCATAGACACGCTTGACAAACGCATCATAAGTGCCACTGGCCTTCATCATTTCGATTTCGGACTCATAGCAGCCGGACTCCTCAAGCATGAACTTGATATCATCCGATGGGTTGATTTTTACTGTTGCTTCGTACTCATTCATTTTGATTTTTCCTTTCTTTTATACGCAAAAAGGCGGGCCTCCCTATTTTGGGAAGTCCGCCTGAAGCGTAATGTTAAATGTGCGAAGGGCCTTATGCCTTTTCGATAATGTTATCTATCGTACATCACCTATTTTAGTCCGTTCGCACAAACATGCAACAAAAAGCCGCCACCCGATTGGGCAGCGGCTATGTATGGGATTAAATTTCGGCGCAGAACTCAGCGAGTCTTTGCCACAGCTGGTAATTGCTGTAACTCATGCGCACCTTATCGGGTACGCCGGAGACAAGATACCATTTATGAGCAGTAGCTTTGATGTGAGAGATACGTTGCTGCTCGCTGCGGGTAAAGGTCTGACTGAACAATCTGCGACGGCGACCGGAATTCCAACGGGAGCCTTCCATCGTCTCGCAAATCAGTGCATAGCACAAATCGTTCTGGGCCTCGTCATGCGTCAGTTCAATCATTACATTCATTATTGAGCACCTCTTTTCTCACGTGCAGTATGAAGCATGTCAATGGCACGTTCCAGAGAAGCGTCATCATCCGCTAAATAGCGGACCTGCTGGATAGAGCCGAGCTTCGGATACTCCGAAAGCACATACGTTCCAACAGGCTGTGTCACCGTGCCTTTGGCGTAGTCGATAGCCATGTTGTTGGCAGGAACAGCCAGACGACGGATGTGGTCGCATTCTTTGGCGTAGTTCAGTGGAGAGACGGTTCCGATGGGGGTTTTGCCATCAATTCCCGTGACAGTCACAAGGTATGCTTTGATGGTTTTTGCTTCGGAACAATCCTGCTCATCATAGTATTTGTAAGCCGTGTATGCCGGTGTGTTCCTTTTGATAACCTCAGATTCAAGCCCCATGTAGGTGCCGCATTCGCGGGCAAACCAGAGGAAAGTCTGATGGCGACCGGTCTTTGCGACTTCTTTTGCTGTCCGTTTGATACGCGCTTCATCGATTTTGTAATCTCGCGCGTAATGTTTGACGGTATTCTTCACGACTGCTTTTAGGTAGTCGCAGATATTGATATTATTCATAAAGGAAACCTCCCTATTAGTCCGCCATGACCTTGGAAACATCCATGTCATAGCGGTTGAACTTACTGATATAGTCAAAAACGGCATTTACCTGGGCCTTGGTTGCGGTACGAGCTTCATCCATATCGAGGAACGTATTGCCCATCGAAGGGTTCCGCACCGCAATCCAGCCGCGCTTGTACAGAAAATCAAGTCCTTTGCCGCTCCAATCGTATGCCATATCGAGAACTTCATGGTCAGAAAGACCAAATGCTTCTCGGTTGCGCAAGATGATGCGGCCAGCCAGGGCAGCATGCTCGCCAAACTCACAAGCATACCAAGTGCCGTCGGGAGCAATCAGGCCGTATTCGGTCAGGTCATGCTTCAGAGGAACATCATTGATATACCTACTATAGAGTCGCTGACGGCGTTCAACGGACTGTCCTTTTAAGTTCTCGTCAATCCAGTTTGAGAGTTTAGCCCAGAATCCGGCTTTGTAGAAATCCGGGGTGGACTCTTGTTCAGGAAGAATATCGCCATTGAATTCGGCCACGAGGTCGGGCCGATTCAGGAGCCAAGCACCATTATTGAAGGTATCGGTGTAACCCGTGTCCCCAATAACATAGTCCTTCACGCCGTCATAGCTGCCATCGATATAATCGCGCTCCACATCCCTACAGAACATATCATAATCAAAAGGCATAGCAAAACGGTCGAGATATTTCAGCGGATGCGCAATCATGTCTTCACGAACCTGATTTACCAGCATCTTGCGCTGAAGCTCTTCCACTTTCTGCCCTAACGGGCGAACCTTGCCATTGTCATCGACCAGCTCGAACTCATTGATTCCAACGAGCTTCTTTCTGCCCTCGATAATGTCCTGGCAAACATGCCGTTTTTCTTCTTCGCTGCCGCCTGCCATGCAGGAAAGCAACAGCTCTTCACATTTCTTATAGGACTTGTTCATGTTCCAGAACCAGTCTCTTGCTATGTTGGTGAGAAACTCACCATCAATAGCGAAATTAAGTTTTTCACTCATTGGCTTCTCCTTGTTTAAGCCTCTTCGCTGAAAATAGCGTCAATGCCGTCCAGAATATATTTGCATTGTTCGGTCATGGTCTTACCAGTGTCATCGGGAGCGTTCAGTTCTTCATTCGAAGAATAGAATTCAGCCTTCTCTTTCAGCCACTGGATGACCTCATTGCGATACTTTGCATCGAATAAATGCTCAGCAATATCTTCGATGCTTTCTACCCCTTCACAGTCATGGTACTCATAAGGGTCTTCCATGAGCCGGAAATGGTCCAGTGCATCAGCGATAACATACAGATTGAAATTACTTTGTTTCATACTATTCACCTCATTTTTAGCCGTTATCATACCAAAACTGCTCGCACTCTTCGTCGGTAAGAACAACACCGAAATACGCAACGCGCTTAACGGTAGTTTCCCATACGCGTACAGTGCGCTTCATGGGTTGAATGACCCACGAATGAGAGCGCCAAAGTCCGTCTTCAGACAATGCGTAGCCGGTAGCAATAGAGCACCGGCCTTGGTTCATGTTCCAAAGATTGGCGGAATTACAATGGCACTGACAATCCTGGCCTTTTCTAATATAGCTTCCGCCATAGAAGAATTGACCGCGACTGAGAATCTTCTGCGCATCCTCGTCAAATGCCGTCATGCAGACCTCATCCCCTCCAAAAGTGAGGATGCGGTCATGCAGTTTACGCATGGCGTCGAGCGTCTTCGGGTCGAAATGGGAGGTGCCGTTGTAGACCTGGTTCTTATTGACCCAAGCCTTCCACTTGTCTTCCATCGGATTCCAATGGATGGGATGTGTCATCTGGTCTGCTTCAATAATGAAGTGGTTTACGCGATTCCAAGAACCAGCCATTATTCTTCCTCCTCGTTCTTCAGCTCTTTGTCGATTTTGGCCTTCAGGGCAGCCCGCTGTTCGCCCTGCGGCTTGTAGCCGGAGAGCCCTTTGGCATCGAGCAGCTCATCAAATGCTGCAAGGAACTTAGAAGAATAGACTTCTGCGAGGAGTGGGAAGGAACAGAACCAGTTCTCCGCCTCGTCAATCAGACGCCAATACTCTTCACCGTAAAGCGCAGCAGCATTGTCGTCTTCCAGACGTTCACTTTCCTCATCTGCGTCAGCACAAGGAATCACGACGTCGAGAGATTCGAGGTAATCCTCAAAGACCTCTACGACATTGTAGGAAACTTCGTGGATGGTTGGCGCATCCATGTTGGCAAAGTCCTTAAACATGCTGCTTATTCTCCTTCCCGTTAATGGTTTTGAGCATATAGCCGCAGCACTGATTCAGTGCAACGATGCTGGCAACCAGAATGGCAATGTTGACTACGCTGAAAGACTGCGCGATAGCACTGATGCTCATAAGGATGAGCACAAAGAAGAACACGGCTGCTGTTTTAGCGATGGTATATTTCATTTTCATTTTTGTTATTTCCTTCCTGCCCTATTACCGGAGCATATCGATGATTTTAGCGGCGAGTGCGTCATCTGTCACAAACTGATTGCGACCCATTGCGCCAAGGCCAATGGAGGAATAATCCTTCATGTCGGCCGCGTAACGGACCAGGTTCTTGTCAGCCAGGGGCTGATAGATAGCCTTTTCAGTGTGAACAAAGACACATTTGCCATTTGTGGTATTGGCGATGTGACCAGAGCAGCCTACTTTCTTGCCATTCAAGGCAAGGTTATGTAGGTCATAGGTCAGCAACATATCGCCACTATCGGATTCAAGAGTTTTAAGTTGGTTGAGCAGTTTTCTGCTCAAGTATGCACTTTTTGCCATTGTTATTACCTCGCGTTCATGCAAAATATTTGTAAGCGGCGCTCAGGCGTGCCTGATACAGATTCAGGGTCGTAAGATTGCCACAGTAGACTTTGGAAGCAGAGATAGGAACATTTGTTCCTGCTTCCATGTGGGAAAAGAACATTGTCAAGCTATCCTCCACGCTATCACTGCTTGTCAGAGTTTCGTACACAGGGTAAGAATACCGTGCTGCTTTGCTGTATTTGCTTTGCAGCTCATGCACGAAAAACTGAACTTGACCTTCCACAGAGCTTGCATCAAGCTCCGCAGAGTAGCACCAGTTGAGCAGGTCCGTCTTACGGCTATAGGTCCACTGAAGCAGGCCATAACCACCGTCATTCGGATTCTCAGCTGTCGTGCGCAGATTACTTTCTTTCACCATGCAGCCCATCACCGCAGCAGTACCGGCCTTAGAAAGACCGGCGTTGCGCAGCGCGGTGTAGATGGCATACTCGTTCTCAGAAAAGTTCTGTGGGATAGGCTCTTCTTCCGGCTCATCCACAGCTTCTGCCTCTACCGATTCTTCACTTGCGGAAGCCTCTTCCGCAGCGGTTTCGTTGGTGGCAGGAACAGTGAATGGAGTAGCAGAATAGCCATCCAGTACGCGCATCTCCATGAGGGAATCGATGTAGACGACCTCCGGCTCAGACTGCGGCTCTGGTTCGGTAGCAAAACTATCAGCATACGCCGGGACGCTAAAGAACCAAACGATGCAGCTGATAATGGTCAGGACGCACATAGCGATGGCAGAATAGCCGACAATCTTCTTTTGGGATTCGTTCATAGTCATTGGTATTACACTCCTTAAAATGTGCCCTTCTTGAGGGTTGAAATTTGTTCTGGGTAACCATCTGTTTGGTAACTGCTTAGACCTCGTTTACGACAACTGCAAGATAGCCACTGTTTGCAAGATAGCGGTGCGCGGCATCATAGGCATCGGCCAGGCTGGGTGCTTCCACATACCCGATAAAATCGGAGCAGATGCACATGCCGGAGATACCTGGGTTGCCCGTGTAGATGGCGTAGCGATGCTTTGGGTTAAATATGTTGGACAGGATACTCATAGCGAACCTCCTCGCTGTAAAAAGGGTTGATGGCGGATTCTGCAAACAAAAAAGGCAGGCCCACCACGAATGGTGAGTCTGCCTAATTGAATACAGAACTGTGAATGTACGACCGAGAATTTCTCGGATGATGAGATGTTATCTATCGTACATCCTTTATTCTATTCGGTTCGCAAGGATGTGCAAGTGAAAGACAAGTTACAGGTCATACCACCAAGGAATGAGTCGCTCCGGCTTCGGCTGCTCGATTTTCTGCCAGGGCGTTTCTTGTTTGCCATGAACGGTCTCTTCCAGGCGCTGTGCGCACTCAGGACAAAGAGACCCAGCAGGCATATCCCATAGCGGAGTGGTAATGAGTTTACCACAACAATCGCAGCGTTTTCCTTCTTCCACCTCAGCTACTTCACGCATGAAGTTGATGGTCTCTGCATCTCCGGTAAACACCAAAGGAACCTGACCGAGTTCTGCATCAGAATGGACGATTCTTGGCAGAGTATAGGGCGTACTGAAATTCCAAGGAATGGAGGATTCCCGAAAGATTTCAGGAAGAACATTCGTTGCGCTGCGCGGCATTGTCGTGAGATTCGAGTAGCTTTTGTCCTCCGTCAGGTCAACTTCCGGCATAACTCAGTTCTCCCCTTTCAAGACCTTGAAAGCAGTACGAACCCTATCGAAGAATCCCTTCTTTGAAGCGGACTTACGCTCGCGTTGCCGATACAGACCATTCATCGAATCATCCAGATTGTTGAGCTGGTCATTCAACTCGCGGATGCTCTCCGGGGTAGAGAACTTCTTGATAATGTCTCGGTTTGCTTTTTCTTGAACCGTGGCAACCATCTTGTCAAGTGTCAAGTCGCAGTATTCATCGACCCAGTCGCCAATGAAATAGAAGCGCTCAACAATGGTGTGGGTGGCAGCATCCTGGAAAGTTCCGAACAGAATCGGGTCTTTTTCACGCTTGACGGCTTCCACGCGTCGCTCTTCCCGTCGAGTATAATCGGTAAATACGACATACATTTTGTCGAATATACCTTTGCACTTTTCGATTCTGTCAATGATTTCCGCTGGTATCCGCCGCTGATAGTTTTCCAGCTCGACAATTTTGATGACTTTGTTATCTACCATGTGGATGAAGTCATCAACATCACTCTTGTAGACAAAGGTGTCGATACCAACATCGAGCAGCTTTTTCTCACGAGTAATATTGTCGATATGGAAAAGCAGCTTCTGGGCTGCGATTTGCCCGGAGCGCTGATACTCGTCCAGCAAGGTAAGACAGTTTTCGTATAATTTGGTAAGACCAGCCTCCGTCATAACCTGTTTACGGCTTTTCACCTGAGCAAAATACTCAGCTGGCGAAATAGTAGTGTTGTTATTCACGACACACCTCCGATAATTTTCTTTAATTTTGTTCCAACCACTTCTTGGTTAGGGATAGAATCTTTTCTTGAAATGCAGGATTTGAGTAAGCAGGTGCATCAGACCAGACCGAATTAGAGATAATGGGATAGTTCCACCATTCTCCATCGTGAAGAAAGCGCCTTTTTTCGATGGTCGCATCTACCAGCCAGCGCTTTTCTATACGTAAGGGCTCGGAGTATTCGGTCAGCCAGCATTCGTGAGTAATCTCTGCGTCCCAGACATATTGGGAAACTTTCCGTTCATCAAAAAATGCCGAGTTGTTACACTCGGCACAATAGGTTCTGATAATAAACGGAAACTGGAAATCCTTCTTCCATGCTTGCTTTGCGCCTGCCCTTTTGACTTCAGCAAGCAGAAATGGAATCGTGATACCAGTTACAGTGATTCCGGTCAAGCAGTCATCAAGAGATTGCCCAACACAGATTCGTGGAACGCTTTGGTCTTCTCCCTGCATCAAATTTTGAGGGACTTGGGGTATTACCTTGTCTGGTAACGTACCTTCATCCGTCATCAAATGATAGAGAAGCATGGCTTATTTCCCCTTTCGCGGTTTACGGAATGGGTCAAGGTCGCCGGGACGGTAATCATGTCGGACATAAGCCTGGATGTCTTCATCCGACAGTTTTTCAAAGATGTTTAGCCAGCACTGGGCGTTGATTTTCATGTCGCCGCCCATCGTCATGGCCCTGTCGCACTGGACAAGGTCAAAGTGAAAGTCGTTTTTGTAACGGCATTTTTCAGCCGCTTTTGCAAATCGTGTGAACGAACTCAAGTTCTTTACCCTCCTTCAAAGGTCTGAATAAAATAAAAAGAGCAGACCCTCAAATCGAGAGTCTGCTCATGCGGTTGCATAAGAGATTATGAATCGTTAGTGTGGTCGAACGATGTGGTATCTATCATGCAATTTCTATTCTATTCAGTTCGCACGCCTGTGCAAGGAGGTTTTTAGTTTAGTGGTGATGATTGAGTCGTTCTTCTGCTTCATCCCAACGTCTACGTTGCTCCTCTTCTTCTTGTTGCTTTCTTACATAATTGGAATATTCATCCATGCCACGTTTGTACTCTTTCTCATGGCAAATTTGTTCTGGCGTCTTAAATTTATCTGGAATGAGAAATGTCAGCGTTGGAACGCCCATGAAGGCCAAGAACAGGAACCAAGCAAGGAAAAAGACGAATGCTTTGTAAGCCAGCAGGATTGTAAAAGCAGCGATAGCACCGTACACAAGAACTTTCACATAAGTTGGCTTTGTGTCAAGTTTAGCCTTTGCTTTTTTGAACCAAGCCCTAAAGTCAGAAACCATCTTCTGGATTTCTTCTTTTATGCTGATATTCTCTGGCGCATCGGGATGATTATATTTCTTTTGGTTTGCCATGATTTTCACCTCATGGCGACATTATACCATGAATTTGTAGAAATGAGAAGATGGCAAAAAGAAAAAGCTCCCGGAATAATTCCGAGAGCTACGCTTTAGATAGTTTCGACGAGCATAAGGGGCTCTTTTGTTACGCGAATCATCGTGGGTTTTGATGACCTGCGGTTTTCTTCAAGAACCTTGACCATCTCATAGGAGAGCTTTGCCTGCCAGCAAGCATCTGTACTGGCTACGCTCAAATCCAGCGATGGAACGAGGCAGCTACGCAACTGCTGCAAGCCTTGCTGTACTTTACAGCACTGGGTATTATCCGTCAATAGGATGTCGGAGATGCGGCTGAACTTGCCAAGCATAATGTGAGAGTAGTCATCGAGTAATTGTCTTAATGAATATCGACTGCTATCAGAAAACTCTGCCATAAAGCGAAAGCGTTCTCTGGGAGCATCGAAAGGCGTGGCAAGGTTTACTGGACGCATACTTTTGATTCCGAGCTGAATATCATCAGCTGCAAGGGACATTGCAGGCTGCTCAATATTGAAGTATGTCTCAGGTAATTTTTCTCTTATAGTAAGGGTTGCCGCCTGGCTCACGCTATAGGCCGTAGCCACATCTTCTAATATGGCATCCATATCGCCATTATACAACTTTATCATAGATGCGCAGGCTGTACGAAGCAAGTTTGCTTGCTTTACGGTCATATATAGGCGGTACATAGTGTTTACTTCTTTCTATTGGTGGCTCTTATTCACCATTTCTGATTTGTCTGAGGCACTGGTCTGCGGTTAAAACGAGCTGCTTACTGATTGGAATGCGTAAGTAGCGAACGTCAAGGTCACGAAGTCCGAAACGAACCCTGTCCAGCGCATCGGCATCTTTCAGGACATTGTAAAGAAGCGACACTTTTTGCTTATCTTTGATGCGAGTATCAGAATCCAGTGCCTTCTTTGCTTTCTTGTCATCGACGCAATGGTACTGAATCAGGAACTCGACAACAGGGTCCGAATGATTTTCCTTGTAAATCGCAGTGCTGTATTCCCCGTGCTTCGGGTCCTCATCTCCGTTCTGACGGCCGATGTCATGGAACGTGATAGCCTGCATCAGCTGAGCTACGTCATCTTCTTTCAGCACAAGTTCCTCGTTTTCGATAATCAGGAGTGCCAAAAGGAGAACGCGAATGGAGTGAAGTACAGAGTGGTCTTGAGGAACTGCTTCATATCTGTACAATAAATTGACCGTTTCTCGCCACCAATAGAAGCAATCAAGGTCATCGTCTGTCAGAACGGAGAGAGCTTCATCAGGCGGAATTTGTACATAAGAAGACGTATCTATGCCATAGATGCCTTCGGGGAATACCAGAACTTCTTTTTCGTTACGCCTATCCAACATAAACAAGATGTCTTGCTTTTTCACTTTAGCAGATACCACGCGGGCATAGCCGTCCGATTGGCGGCAAGCAAAGAAGTAGGCCACGCGGATGTCTGTCGTCCAAGAAAAAGCCTTGGTATAAGGAGCGCTGGCTTCTGCCTCTCCGCGATAGATGGTTACTTCATCCGGCAGCTTGTGGAGTAACTTGCGGAACTTGCGCTGAGTAGCTGCGCCCATCCCTTTGAGGACTTTCTCCATTTCCTCCTTAGAGAACCAGGCACCGCCAAAATCGACTTCTTCATAGACCGAAAAGAAGGTTGTGAACATTTCTTCGGATGGCTCATTGCGATTTACATATTCCCGAAGCACATCCGTGGCGAGGTATCCGCCAAGATTCGAGATATAGAGAGTAAGTTTGTCACCATGCAGGTCTTTGTAATAGTCACAGTGTTTCAGGATACGCTGGCAAAATGTTTCGTCATCTTCGCCTTCGGGCATTGCCAAGCGTTGGTTTCCGTAGATGTTGAGAGACACTACAATGGGATAAGGCGGATTGTCCATATCCACATAGTACATGGAAGAATACGGAGACTTAGCATAGAAGATTTTATCAGCAGGCAAAGTATACTTGGTTTCCCACTCGGACAGGGTGAAGCCTACATCGTAGCCGTCTTCGCGAAGAGCTTCAGCGTCCGATTCCGTCTGCACTTTTGTGATGCAGACGAATTCGCTCAGCTTCACCATGTTGATTTCTCTTAAAAGTCCATTGATGTTCATAAACAACCCCTGAAGACGCATTGCTATTTATTATACATTGTCGTGATTCTTGTGGCAAGTATATGGGCAAAGAAATGTGTTGTACTATTTTTGCGGCCAAGTGCTGACCGTAACGTACTGCCATGACTGTGGAGCGCGCTTTACGCCAAAATCTGACAGTTGCATGTTGATGGCATACGGTTCTGTTACCTTCCAGCCGTAGAGAGTACCGACATTGTTCTCGTAATTGAGCAACTGTTCAAAGGTAAGGCAGCTCTTCTCGACAAACTGAGCAGTCATTGCGAGCAATTTCGAGCTGGCAATGCAATCCGGGAACTCGCGTAAGCAGTCGAGCTTTTCGATGTCATTGCAGATAAAAGCGGCCGTGATACGACCTGCACCGCCGTTGGCCTTCGTTTCATAGCAGAAAACCACAAAGGGATGGCTGATTTCCCAAGGCATCGTTTTGCGAACTTCCATGACCTTGTCGCCTGCCATGATTTTATCGAGCCATTCCTTTTTGATACTCAGAAGAATCGCTTTGCCGTTGTTAATTTCGAGTGCGTGCTGAATGGGATTCATAGTGCTCCTCCGGGGGTTGTGTTCCTTGAACTTTTCGCACAGTGGCAAGTTCTACTTCGCGTTTTCCTTCAGGTAAAACGAATGTGGGTTCAATCCAGCGAACTTCCAAACGGGTCCGTCCTTCTCCAACCCAGTAGTGGTGCCAGTGGGCGCGACGAACATGCGGGCGAACGGAACGCCCTGTTCCTACTGCGTTCTTGTGCTTTTCGTATTCTGCTGTCGTCGTAGAAAGCTGCTTTTCAAAACTCTTGCCGATGATATAGCCAACATTGTAGGTCTTAACATTGACCTTCTTAGGTTTCGTGCCGGGCTTAGAGACGAGAACTGGACGCTTTTCTTTCGGAATCTTGACCTCTTTGATTTCAGCGTTCTTTGAAGCAAGATAATAGGCGGCAGAAACTGCTATGCGCAGATATGGTTCCATCTTAGCGTTATAGTTTTGCGTCTTTTCAAGCTCTTCCTCGCTCATAGATGCGCCCGGTACTGTAGAAATGGTTGTTGCACCGACTGTAGCTGTGTTGTTCTCGTTCTGGAACGACTGCTCGTATGCGTCGTTGCTGCGGCGGAAAGATTCAATCAGCTTCTTGCCGTTCAGACACCAGTGCATAACTTGGCAGAGTTCGATGTTGTCGAAGTCTGGATTTGCTTTGAATGGAACGAGCAGGAAGAGCGTATCGGTGTCGTTGGGACCGTGTGAGTCGTCGAATTCGATATGTACGAACATGGCATCATGGGGGAAATCTGACGGAAGATTCATCACGAAATCTCTATACGGCAGACGCATCATAATATCAGAGTATATTGGAGCGTCTTCTGTTTCCGCCAGCATCTTCAGAAACGCAGGTGCGAAGTTGTATACGGTCTTGGCGAATCGCCAATAGTTGGTGGCATACGCCATTGAAAACTGTGCGGCGAGCTCGCCGTCCATCGCGTCAGCAACAAGCTGCCCATTTTTTACGAGCTTGTGCCCAAGAGGAATGAACTCCGCTGCATAGTAGTCGAAGCCTTTGCCAAGGAGCTTGTCTGCACCAGAATAGATAAGGAACTGGTTGCTCTGTTCAGCGTACCAGAGAGCACTATTTACAATGATGTTGTTCATGGCGCTACCTCTCAATACCAATACAGCTTAATGGTTCCGTCTACAAAAAGGATTTGACTGTATTCTTCCCCGTCGAGGACAATATAGCGGTCATCGTCATGTTTACGCGCACCAGTACAGTGGACCATCTTATCGTTGATTGCCGGGATGGTCGGTGCTTCTGCCAGAACAAGCTGTCCACGCATAGAGCAGATGTCCAGAAATGAAATGATATGGTTGCCCATCCCGATTACCTCCTTGATGGACTATAGTGCGCGGATACCCGCTACACCCTGAGCGCGAAGGAAAGGCTCGCCTGTCACTTTCAGAACAGTGTTGTCCCCTTTTCCATACGCATAACGGATTACTTTCAGCATCTCGTAAGAGAGCTTGCTGTTGTAGGCAAGGCCTGGATTGGAAATCCCGAAATTTCCGTTCCAGCCAACCCTCAACGCTTTGAGCTGAGGAATTAGCAGCTCTCTGGCTTCTATGACACCGACTCCACCCCAGCGAGCATCATGGTATGCTTGCAGACGAATTTCATCGGAACCATAACTGGTTGCAATATCTAAGGATTCATAGATGATTCCGAACTGCCCCATTAGGATGCGAGAATAGACATCAAGGATGTCAGCCGCCTGAAGCCAGCCTGCTTCGTCCATTTCAATGAGCCTTGTATATGGATTTTCGTCTTTTACCTCCGACTTTATATCCACAGCAGAAAGAGCTGCGTCCAGAATCTTTCTTGCTGCCTTTTGCATGGTAGGAACCGGTCCTGTGACCATGACTTCAGTCAAAATTGTATAGGCGTTTTCAATGTCTGCTTTCTTCGCACCATAAGTCTCACCGACTTCTTTGCAGATAGACGAAAAGTCATTGCCGTAGAACACTTGCATGACCTGCATGATGCGTACAAACAATTTGTACTGCTTTTCTGTAAATTGAATGAACATACGCCGAAAACTCCTTTGCGTTACAGTATTATTTTACCATGAAACATAGCCATTTACAAACATGCAGCCGAAACCGTAACAGAATGTACACAAATAATTATCTTGAATCCAGTATAGCATAATCTGACGAAATGGCAACAAAAAATGCCGCACACCAAAGTGTACGGCGTTGGCGCTTGTGGTAGGATTTGAACCTACGAGCAGTTTCCTACTTCCGGTTTTCTGGACCGGCTCCTTCAGCCTCTCGGACACACAAGCAAATGGCGCAGAGGGTGAGGCTCGAACTCACAAGCCGCTTTCGCGGCGGCAGCTTAGCAAGCTGCTGCACTACCTATTGTGCGACCACTGCATAAAGCACCCACATTTTTCTTGCGTATTAAATTTGATAGAACTAACGTAGGTGCGTGTTGGTGACCCCTGGCAGACTCGAACTGCCGACTCCACATTGAGAGTGTGGTGACTTAGGCCAACTTGTCGAAGGGGCCTTATGGTGTGCCGGACTGGATTCGAACCAGTGAACCGTAACGGAGCGGTTTTACAGACCGTTAGCTTTAACCTCTTGCATACCGACACATAGAATGAGGCATTAAACCTCACTGGTGCTCCCGGCTGGAGTCGAACCAGCTGCACGCGGCTCTTCAGACCGCTGCTCTACCAGGTGAGCTACAGAAGCATGGTGACCGAAATGGGGCTTGAACCCATAACCTCAAGCGTGAAGGGCTTGCGACTTAACCAATTCGTCAATTCGGCCATGTTATGCCGCGCCCGGCGGCTGAGAATTTAAGCGATAACGAGAATATCGTCAATTTTAGTATCCAACATCGCGGCTAAAATCACGAGGTTGTCGATAGTAGGAAGAGCCGCACCAGCTTGCCACTTAGCGACGGCCTGCGGAGTAACGCCGAGGGTATCCGCCATATCTTTAACCTTGATGCCCGCCGCCTTGCGGAGTGTTTTGATGTTGGCACCAGTTTGCTGGATGTCTATAGTAGGAATCGTCATTTGTATGCTGCCTTTCTTTATGCAGGCAACAAAAAAGCTGCCTGCCGAAATCTCGACAAGCAGCTATGACATGCAGTTATCGTTTAGAAGACGCACCGCATCTGCGCACTGACTGTGTTGGCCTGTCGAGGAGTATGGGAAATAAAGCTGCGTTCATAGGAACTGAACTCAGATTCATAACTATACTCGTTAAACGACATAGCGTTGACAGTGTTGCACAGCATATTGGGTATCTCCTTTCTCGTTTCGTTCTGATTCTATTATAGCACGTTTGCATTGAAACGCAATCAACTTGTGGTTTACTTTTTGCTACACCATTTGGCGGTGTCGGGAATGTATATGGCATCTACTCCATCTTGCTTTGGGCTGGAAGGATTTTCCCTGGTTCCCGGCAACGGGGTTCCTCGTGCTGCCCTGAATTTGGTGCGATAGCCTGCGCCTTGATGCAGTACACGTTCTGAGCCGAGTAATTTGTCGTTCATGGTATACTCCTTTCAAAAACAATAATGAGCATGCACCTTTTGAGTACATACTCACCGTTGGCAGGGGTAACACGACTCGAACATGCAACACGCGGTTTTGGAGACCGCTGCTCTACCACTTGAGCTATACCCCTATATAGATGCTTCAGCTGGGAATTGAACCCAGAAGAACTCGGAGCTTAAATCCGCTGCGTCTGCCAGTTGCGCCACTGAAGCAAAGTTAGCAGTTATCGCATTGCTGGACGTGGTGCTCTCGGTGGGAGTCGAACCCACACTCCATGAATGGAACCAGACTCTGAATCTGGCGCGTCTGCCTATTCCACCACGAGAGCTTAAATGGTGTCCAAGGCGGGAATCGAACACGCAGTAAATACTGGTTCCTTAAACCAGCGCGTCTGCCAGTTGCGCCACTTGGACATAGTGGCAGTTGACGTACTGCCGAACGTGGTACTCCCCGAGGGATTTGAACCCTCAAAAATGTGCGGTTTGAGCGCACCGTGTCTGCCATTCCACCAGAGGAGCTTATGGCGGGCGTAGCAGGGCTTGAACCTGCGACACACGGGTTAACGGCCCGCTGCTCTGCCTACTGAGCTATACACCCAAAGAAGTGACAGATGACGCTCTGCCGGGCGTGGTGCGCTCGCGGGAAGTTGAATCCCGAACCTGCCGATTAAAAGTCGGCTACTCTGCCAGTTGAGTTACGAGCACTTGTTGCGCATCTACCGTGCCTTGCTTTGGGAGCACTGTCTTTGTGAATCTCACTTCCGATGCGCCTGAAAGTGATAGGTGGCCGAGGATGGTCGAGTTGAACGACCAATGTCAGAGCCAAAATCTGATGCCTTACCGTTTGGCAAATCCTCGATGTATACAATATGTATATTTGATATACTTTAATAAGCCTGCCCGGAGCATCTTCCGGTGGCATCAAAATGGACTGGATTTGATTTTCTGCATAGAAAAAGCACCCATCAGGCGTTGTGCGTCTGACAGGTGCTCATATCGTGCAGAGTACGGAAAACGGCCGATACTCGGATGGTTTTATACTACCATCACTGCACTATGATTCACACAAACAGACAGCACAAAGTTGCCGAGGAGGTACAAATTGCTCCACAGCTCTTGCCACTTATTCTGTTTGTTCATCATAGTAGCGAACATCGGTGTGTTCTCCTTTCCTAAAATCTCATTATCTTTATTATACACACTGTAATACACAAAGTCAATAGCTAAATTGCAAAAAGTCTAAGAAAAAGGCCCGCCGATTTCTCGACGAGCCTCAAGTTCGGGCTTGGCTAAATAGCCTGCAACGCTATTAGTTATGCCCCAACTGTTCCTGATGGTTTAGTCAGCAGCTTCCTCGACAACGATAGCTTCGACTTCGGTCTCTTTGGGCAGAGTGGCATCTTCCTGCTTGACACCCTCAGAGTCAGACTCTTCAGCATCTTCAGCCGGAACATCAGATTCTGCCGTATCGGCGGGAAGCTCCTCACTTACGGCCGGGGTTTCTGCTTCCACAGGGGTCTCAACCTCGGCGTCGGAAGGGTTTACACTTGCCAGAGACTGGCTTGCAATGCGGGGGATGGACTCGGTCTTGGTCTCGCCGCAGACAGAGCAGGTGTAGGTCTTAACGCCCTCATGGTCAGCGGTAGGCTCAACGGTCACAACACCGTTATCCCAACTGTGGTTGTTGGTCTTAGGCAGAGTCTCGATGAGTTCGGAATAACCGCAGCGGTCGCAGACGTAATCGGTATGACCGTCTTCCTTGCAGGTGGCGGGAGTGGTGTGCAGAGAACCGCTATGGCCCAGTGCGTTGGTGTAGTTGTCGGTAAAGGACTTGGAATCGTCTTCGTTGCACTTATGGTAGGTGTAACCCTGCTCAGTGCAAGTAGGCTCGACAACTGTCACGGTAAAGGTGTACTTGGTGGCGAGGATTTCCTCGGTTTTGGTTGCACCACAGACGGTGCAGGTGTAGGTACGGATACCGCTCTCGTCGTGAGTCGGCTCTTTGGTAACAACGCCTTCGTCCCAAGTATGACCCGTGGCATAAAGAGTATAGGTCATAGTGTGCGTCGGGTCGTTTTTGCAAGTCCGAGTCAGAGAACCATCCTCGGTGCAAGTTGCCTGCTTGGTGACAACGCCATCATCCCAATCATGGCCGGTGGCAGGAATCGGAGCAGTCTTAGTCTCATTGCAGCCGTCCACGGTGCAGTAGAAGGTGCGGATGCCGTCTTCCTCGCAAGTCGGCTGCTTGGTCACTTCATTGCGGCCCCAAACGTGGCCCAGCTGGGGGATGGTCTCGGTGTAGGAGTCACCGCAAACGGTACAGGTAAAGGTCTTGACGCCCTTCTCATAGATAGTCGGAGCCTTGGTGACAACACCCTCGTCATAGCTGTGGGGCAGCTTGGCGGTGTAGTCAGCCTTGTAAGTCAGCCCCGGAACCTCGTTGCACTCATAGATGGTATAGCCTTCGCTGGTGCAGGTTGCCGGAACGACTTCCTTGATATGGTAGGTCTTGTTCAGCGCAGGAATCTCTTCGGTACGGGTCTCGCCGCAGTCCTTGCACTTGAAGGTCTTGATGCCGTTCTCAGTGTAGGTGGCCGCCTTGGTGATAACACCGTCATCCCAGCTATGGCCCTTGGGGGCAGTATAGTTGTCGTTGTAGTTCATCCCGCCCCACTCGTTGCAGATATGCTCATCATACCCGCCGGTGGTGCAGGAAGCATCATGGTGGCGCACAACAAAGGTGTAGGTAGGCTCTGCTTTCTTTTCTTCGGCTGCGGCCGGAACTGCACTGGTCTGCTGAACGGGTGCCTTGGTCTGAGTCTTGCTGGTGCTGTAGGTCGGCTTCTTAGAGGAAGAGGCATTCGCCTGGTCAGAAGAGGCGGAGCTGCTGACAGAAGAATCGGCGGTTTCATCCTTTGCGGTGTCCTGCTTGGTGTCCTCGGTCTTCGTTTCGGAGTCGGACGTGGCGGCAGAGCTTGTCGTGTCCTCGCTCGTGGCGGGAGCCTCGGTTGGAGCCGGTTCAGACTGGCTGGTAGTGGATTCAGAAGATGCAACATTGCTTTCGTTTTTAGCGCCACAGCCGGTAGCGGAAACTGCCACTGCTGCTGCCATCGCAAAAGCCATGATGCTCTTCGCGAGTTTGGTTTTCTTACGCATGGTTTACTCTCCTTAGCGTGTTTTAAGGGTTGCTTTTTGAGCGGAAAACAGTCTATTTTTAACGTGCGTTCGTGTTTTCCGTTCACTGTCTACATTATACCAAAATCCGGCATCAATTGAAATTTTGTACCCCGATGCTTTACAAACTGTTCATATTTGATGAGCATTCAGGCTTCCAATCGAGAGCCGTTTTCAGCACAGATTCAAGCTCCTTTCCCTCATACAGCGAGAGCTTGTTCAGAGCATGACGCATCAGATTGTCATAGTCGGCGACACACATATCGAGTGGTATGGTGATGGTAACAGTGCCAGAAAGCGGAGTGAGGATGATGGGGGCGTTGTTTCCGAATTTCTTCTCCTCTTTCGGCATCCAGCCGTTTGTCAGAAGATAATCATACAAAGCATACGGATTCACAGCCGTCACAGAAACACGACCATCCAGCATCTTGTAGGCCCGCAGATACTTAGCTTCCCGAAGAAGGTCTTTCTGGGTCAGAGGATATGGCAGCCTGGTAAGGTCCATATTGCTGCGTAAATCACTTAGCTTGACATTAGTGGCAACCGGGTTTTGACGGATGTGCCAGACGTATTCGGCATAGCTCATACCCTTCCGGCGGGTCAACACATTTACCGCGTCTGCCACCTCTTTCGGGAATTCTGCCCGGATGTCAGCCATTGTAATGGTTGTATCCTCGACTGTGTCGTGCAGGTACGCAACAGCTTCGGCTACCGGGTCATCGTCCACACCCTTAGCAACCACCGAGACATGTGCGATAAAGTAGTCTTCCCCTGCTTTGTCCTTCTGCCCCGCATGGGCTTCTACCGCCCAGCGTTTGGCTTTTTCGACCATCTTGGTCAGTTCTAATTCGGTCATACAAAACTCCTCATAAAACAAGAAAAGCCGGGATTGACCCGGCAAAATCATGGCGGACGGGGTGGGATTCGAACCCACGGACACTTGCGGCATCGCTGGTTTTCAAGACCAGTTCCATAGGCCACTCGGACACCCGACCATGTAGTAAGATGTTAGCCGCAGTTGTCCCCCTGCGTTGCCCGTCGTCCGCCCCGTGGAGGCCATCTTTATGGACGACTGACGGAGTTTTGCTCCGTCTATACCGCAGCCGCTTTCGCCACACGGTATGATTATTACGGCTTGCTTGCGCATCCTGTTCTATCGGCGTGTCCGCCGTAGCGCGGCAAGATGAACAATGCTCGTGGTGTAGTTTTACCCGAAAAGGAGACTTCGGAGGCCCCGCGCTATTTCATCATGGAACTTAACTAACGACACAAGAGTATTAGCCACAGATGTATCTGCGTTGCCCGTCATCCACCTCGTGGAGGTTGCTCTTTTGGATGACTGACGAGGGTGTGCGCCTCGCCAATGCCGCAGCCGGTTTCGCCACTCGGCACTGCATTTTTCCGGCTTGACGATGCCCTGTGTAAATCGCTTGTCCAAGCGGCGCGGACAAGGCATTCGTCTTCGTGGTCATAGTTAAGGAGTTCCGCGCAAATGACCGTACTGCGAATCAACAACAGTACAATGCACGCCCAGAGACAGCCGCAGGAAGCGGCATGTTGCTGGTGGTGGAAATAGAGGGATTCGAACCCTCGACCCCCTGCTTGCAAAGCAGGTGCTCTCCCAGCTGAGCTATATCCCCATGATGGCGGGGCATCCCCGCCGGACAGTTTTAGGTGTACTGGAAGTCGCCGTACTGCTTGACCTCGCGCTCCAGGTGGAGCGGAATGGTCTTGGTGCTTCGCTGCGTGATGTCGCTACGTGCCACCAGAGTCTCGCTTACGCCTGCCGCCTGAAGAACTTCAAACAGATTGGAAGGGCCTGTACCAGCATAGCCCGCCGTCAGTCCGTTGACACGCATTGTAAACCCATGCAGATGCGGTGCCAGGCCAGAAATGAAATCGAGTTCAACAATGACCTCGTCACTCTTATCGTTCACACGTTTGACTGAGATAGCACGGATGTTCTGGCTCCCGAAGGTCTCAATCAGTTTCTTGGCTGCCGCTGCGGTTTCAATCGTGGATGTACCTTCTACATTGATAATTGCCTGCTCCATTGGAATCATCTCCTTTCTACTTCAAGTTGTCATGCACTGTGGCAGATAACGCTCTGCACTGCGAGGCTTTACGTTGCCCATTCGTGTTCGGTTCCGGCTACGACGACTTCCGTAAGGACTTAGCCAACCGCCAACAGGTGCATGCCCCCGTTGGAAGCTTCTTGGGCGGATTCTCAAAGAGCGCGTCGCCCAATCGGACCGTGGAGCTTAGTGGCAGATTCGAACTGCCCGCCTGCACATTACGAGTGTGCCGCTCTGCCTAATGAGCTAACCAAGCATGGCAGGATGTTTTATGCTTGTTATCATCCCAAATCAGGGCAGCCAACCCTGCATCAAGCACCATCCGGCAGCCACGCCGATGGATTCTGTATTGTACCCTCTCCGCCGTTTTCCGGTCTCATTCGCGACTGATACTGGGACTTTCGGATACTCTCAGGCACAGCACCTGTTTGCCGATTCTTTTAGAGGCTGTCCATTGGCATTCGGACAGCGGACCACAAGTGGACCATGCTCGCTTTATTTAGTGTCGTGCGTACGGTGACAGCGACGGTGGAGCGGGCAGCGGGATTCATTTCTATTCACGCCACCCATGTGGGCAGCGACAATTGCTATACCCCGCGTGGTGGGTCACGTCTGGCTTTCGCTTTTGCGGCCTTTATTTTGCTTCGCTGTTTATGTACCCAAACCAGCAGCTTTCGCAGCCAGCGAACCCCGCGCACCCTTCCTCGTACACGTCATTCCATGGCGGACATCTGAAATTCTTTTCAAAGACTTTTACCATGTTCTTTTTGATATCTTCCACGGGTCCGCTGAACTTCATTCCTTTTGTCAATTCTTCAAAAACCGTCATTTTTCTTTCCTTCCTTCTCGCCGCGTGGAGGCTACCAGCGTAGGGATATTGGAGGAGTATATCGGGGTCGAACCGACGTTATCTGCTTGGAGGGCAGAGGTATTAACCGTTATACGAATACTCCACAAGATTGCGGGTGAACCCTCATTTAGCCCCGCCATGATGTTCGTTTAGGAGGTAGTCGGCCCCGAACGCCATCTTTACACCACTTGACAATCTTGCGAATCTCATCGCTGACTATGCGTGAGAATCCAAGAAAGCGCTTAGGTGTTGGTCAACTTCAAATCTTAGAGCCCTACCGTTACTTCTCTGTCAATTCGGGCAAACGGTTTTCGATGGGCTACGTGTGTAAGACTGCGGCTTACTTACCAGCTGCCGTGCAGCAGTCTCGCCTATACGGCTGTGTCGCGTCTGGCTGCGCCCCGGCTTTACGGGGATGCTCGTACGTCTGCATGCTTGATGGGGCGGGATTTGTTGTTTCCGAACCGTAGTTCGAGAGGAAGCACTCGTCCACACAACTTCCTGGCCTTTAGGGATACCGCTCACACCGGGAATTGTGATGCGATTCCCACGATTGAAGACTTCGCCATGTCGCGGGTATTGACCGCAACAATGTTGCCCACTGCTCACCACGAGGAGGTTGTCTTCTGAGCAGTAGCGCGGATTGTGTGGAGCAGTCCGCGCAAGCAGCTTCCGCGTATTCCCTGCTGCTTGAGGGAGCTTGTTGAGCGTCCGCCGACGCCGTACCCCGGAGGGAACGTCCAAAGGCGTTTTGCAGTACGGAAAAGTTCGGTTTAGAGCCATGAACTGGGCCAAGGACTGCTTACCTTGTCTGGTTTGCCCTCCAGATTGGGTTGAGAGCATTCGTCAGCGACTGTAGTAATCGTTGTCCACCACCCGCCGCGTGGAGGCTGTCTCATGGGTGGCTGGGCACGTCGGATGTTTCCGGCGTGCCCAGATAGGCGCTACCTATCGTGTCGTTCTAAGGCGGGAGCTGCCCGCCATCAGGTTTACCTGTGCATCGGATTATCCCTTTCACTTATGCGGCCTGTCGGACGTAATTAGTGCATAGGCGTTCTCCTTTGTTCAGATTTTGACATCGGACGCGGTAATTACTGCATCGGAGTGCCCTCCCTGTTAGATTTCGACCTGTTTAACGTCCGTGTCAGGACGTGTTCTGGATGGGTGGTGTCACACCACCGTGTTCCGTGCTTACGCGTCGCACCTGTACTCCACTATTACGCCTTATCGCGCGATTGACGTGTTCCCTTGTACTACACCCAGTGGCGACTCGTGCCGGACTCGAACCGGCGACCTCCAGCGTGACAGGCTGGCGTTCTAACCATCTGAACTAACGAGCCATATATGACCGATTTAGCGTCGCGGCCGAGACGATGGATACGGGGATGGGACTTGAACCCACAACCACCAGCGTATGAGGCTGGTAAGCTACCATTGCTATACCCCGTGTCAATAACAAGACATTGGCCGCAAGAACCTTCAAAACTTGCGTTGTCCATCCCTCGCCACGCGGAGGCTGTCTTGTGAGGGATTCTCGGAGATTGCGCAAGGATGTGTAGAACTATACTGGTGTAGTATGATGTGCTGCAAGCAGCTACAATGCACATTCTCCGAGGTTGTTATTACCGTCTATCAAGTGAGGGTATGTAGCACTATAGTAGTTGTGATGTGTGTCGGGATGACACTTACAACACTTGATATTCGGTATATGGCGGGTCGTACAGGGCTCGAACCTGTGACATCTTGATTAACAGTCAAGCGCTCTGCCGACTGAGCTAACGACCCAGAAATAAGACATTTGCCACGGGGAGCTCAATACCCGTGTTACCGTCACCGCCGCGAGGAGGCTGTCTTATGGTGACATAGCCCGCAAGATGTGTGTATAGCATCGTATCAAGAAGTTACGATTCATCAAGCGGGATTTTGGATTTCAACGGAGGAACGATGAAAACCAATGGAGCTTCCGGTGGGACTCGAACCCACAACCTACTGATTACAAGACAGTTGCTCCGCCTGTTGAGCCACAGAAGCATGGTAGTCGCAAGGAGTAAAACCTTGACGACTAATGTATTATTTAGTATATGCGGTTCGCACGATTCGGCAATACAGATTATTTGAAGCACATTCTATATTTTGCGAATCTGCAAGTCACTGACATCTGCAATGTCTCGGTTTTCTTTCGTGACATCCTTTACCGCGCGTTTCTTTGACCAGAGAACACTCAGGACGCGATTGCGAAGGTTGTCGTCCTCGATAGTGGATGTCACTTTTACGATTTCTGACTCGCTCAAGTAGACTGTTCCACCCTGCTGAATCATGGTCGGATACCCGTTATCACTTCTCAGGACCTTTTTATCAAGGCTATCGTAGGCGTATATCGCGTCGATAAGAAGTTCGGCCGCGATTCCGTCCAGCTGTTCTTCCGTGATACCCTGGAAGACGAGCCAGCGGCGCATGAACGAGTCATCCGGGATACTGTCACTGTAAAGAGAGAACAGAGGAGATACCAGTTTGTTGCTCGAATAGCGCTCATGCTCTTCATCGACATTCAGGTTGTCCTGCCAAAGCTTCAGCATCAAGCCGTCGCCGTAGTAGACGAACGTGTCGTGAAAGAACCCGGACGAGCACACCTTGATATGGTCGATGTTCGCAACTTCCTCACGGTGGCAGAGTACAAAGCGCGTGCCTTCACTCTTGCCGTAGGTCTCATCGTCCCACTTGACCGTGACCCGTTCCAGCACAAACCTGTCGTTGAGGAGCTTCAGAACTGCTTTGATGGGAAATACTCGCCAGTCCATCAGATGTTTCTCCATTCCTTTGCTATCGGGTCGTACTCGGCCACTTCTTTTTTCGTAACCTTACCGTCCTTTTTATACAGCGTGACGCGCTGGATATAGTTGGCGGCATTGGTATCAAGTCGGCGCATGGCTTCGGCAGAAGAGCTCGTCGTAGTGAGACTACGATAAGTCCCGCCGGAGCCCATGACGTCAGGCTCATAGTACCCAGTCTCGTAGTAGACTGCTATATCCTGTTCGTTAGGAGAAGCGGCATCCAGGATGACCTTGGAGCTTTCCTTGTTGCTACCCGCATAGGAGTTGCGGATGATGCGAGCACCACGGTCATTCCCCTGCTGTTCATAGGCTTCGGCAATGAACTCAACGTAGGTCTTGAACTTCTGCTCGTCGCCGTCTCGATGTGCTTCAATGAGCTTTCCGAGTGTAACTACGCCAACCACATTCATTGCTTTTACTCCTCTCTTGAACTGTCTACATTATACCATTTTTGGAGTTCCGACTCGTACTGTGTAGACCAATGATTCATAGATTCTTAACAAACTTACGCGTTTTTACAGGAATGAACCTGAAATGTCCAGTCTTATCTTGTTCGACTCTCCACTTCCACATGTGTCCCTGCATCCGTTCAGAATACAGCATCTGCTCGGTCGGTAAAAGCAGCCCTATGCCGTAGTATTTCGTAAGAGGTCGGCCTTTTTCGTGGTTTTCAGCAGCACGAGGAAAGGGGCGTTTTTCCTGCTTTAATTTGTATCCCGCATCGAGCAGTTCTGTGGCATAGAGCGCTGCATTTACTCGATGAAATACATATAGCATTTGGGTGCTTGAGAAGTAATAGAAGATACAGTTGGCGTTTTTATAAAGCCACCCATCTGAGTGATGGAGCGTTGACTCATTGGTGACAGGATTGCAGTTGATGACATTACCATTTTCATCAAATAGATAGGAGTCAACGGCCTGTTCCAGGAAGATGTTGCCGGTAGTGTATGTATCTGTTTTAGCATCGAGCGTTACCGTGCGGCCATCTTTGCGATGAATCAGGAAGTCAATATCCTGTTCTTGATACGTTTTGATGCTTCTCACATCTTCGTAGCTCTCAAAGCTCAACCTTCCCAATTCGCAGCTCTTTTTTACGTAGTCAATTGCCACCTGTTCTCCGAGTTTTCCGACCGCAAGCTGGTCTTTCATGTTATAAGCCAAGAAGTATCACCTCCGCACTTTGCGGCAGGCGGGGCACTTAGGACCATACTTGCATACGGTAAAGAGCAACGGCGTCCATTCTTCGTCCTTGCCATAGCCGCAATCGGGACATACCAAAGCAATGCGTTCACCGCTTCCGGCGGTCAGTTCATCGGGCCGAAACTTATTGGCGGTCGGATGCCACATAGCTGCAATCTGAGGGTATCCAACGCTGATGATAGGCTTCGTCGTGCATTTGCGAATTCGCTTCATCCGGTTGTGAGAAGCATTCAACCTGGCGCATTGCGGGCAGCCCGTATGATTCACGCCGCTGCCGCAAGCGAAAGCCAGGAGCGGATGCCACTCTCCGTTTTGACCATAGCCGCAGGTCTTGCAGACAAGATAGACATGCAGACCGCTGCCGGATGTGATTTGGTCAGGCTGGATGGTATTTAGCGTAGGATGCCACTGTTCGCCAATTTCAGGATGAACTGTAGCTACATCATTCACACCTTTGACCACGATTCGTCCAGCACAAACCGGACAGCCGCCTTTTGTACGACAGACAGAAGAAAGCACCGGCCGCCATTCACCGTTTTTTCCGTATCCACACCGTGGACAAATCAAGGCAATGCGACGGCCGCTTCCACACGTGATTTCATCAGGACCACAGTCATTGGCAGTCGGGTGCCACATGGAAGCAATCTCAGGATGTTCTTCCGCTACCGTGCCGCGAGGCTCATAGAGCTTAATCTCAAATTCACGCATCCTGGTTCTCCTTCTCTTGCTGTTCGATGACCCAGCTTACAATATGGTCCGTGCAAGCTTTCGTTACATTGCTGGGCGTATAATTGTGGTCAATGTGAGAGAGCAGGTCTTCAATTTCTTTCTTGCTCGCTGTATAGCCAACCGAAATGAAGAACTTCTCGCATAAGTCATGCGCAGACTGAGTATCCAGCATGCGAACACGATGAAGGAAGCTGAACCGACGGAACAGTGCAGCGTCAAGCTGGTCTTCCCTGTTCGTGGTTCCGATAAGAATAACGTCATTGGGCAGCCGGTCAAGTTCCTGCATCAGAGCAATCGTCACGCGGCTCATCTCTGCTACATCGTCTCTGCCGCCGCGCTTCATGCCGATAGCATCGATTTCGTCGAGGCACAACACACAGGGGCTGCGTGTAGCATAGTCAAAGACCAGACCAATGTTCTGCTGTGTCTTGCCAAGAGCCGAGCTGATAAGACCGGAAAATTTGAGATATACGAACGGCAGGTCTGCTTTGTGGGCAATGTATCTTGCCAGTTCGGTTTTACCAGTTCCAGGCTCACCGCTCAGGAGCAAAGAACTGGTATAGTGAACGCCCATTTCTTTGAGTTTGAGGGACGCTTTTCTCGTTTTGAGAATCTTTTCGATGACTGCTTTCTCCGATTCACGAATCAGGAATCTCTGCTCCGGGAAATCAGATACATCTTCTGCCACCAAAAGGCCCTGCATGTTGAACGGCAATTCAATGAATCGCGGTTCAGCATTGTTGAGCTTTGCCAGGCAGTTCGTCTTGAATTGCTCATCCCTCGCAGCGGTGATACTGTTCAGAATGATTTTTGCTTGCATCTGTGCTTTGCGAATGTCGCCTTCTGCTACATAGCGAAGGAGCATGCGGTTGTTATCATTCATGGTTTATTTACCTCTATAAATGAAAAGACCCACCAAACGGCAGGTCTTGATTCTTTGTTATTTATTTGCAAAGTAGGTGTCTGTGTCAGCTCTCGCGGCTCTCGCCTCAATATCAGCTTCGTTCAGATACCGAACGCTTTTGAATGTGTAGTTGGTATCGCCCTTTGTGCGAACATAGATGCCGCGCTTTGCGTATGTCAGTCCAGGCGTCATATCGCTGTCAGCTGTAGTCAGCAGTTTGATAATCTGATGCTCACCTGCATCATCAACCACGCAAAGACTCACATCCGCATTGCCGTCACATGGGTAATCTTCCGGCAGCTTCACTTCGTAATCCACCACTACGAGTTCCGGGTTTTCGATGCAATCTCGCAGCTTATCAAGAGCTGATTCTTCAGTTCGCAGTACAGAAAGAGAATTACTGAGCGCAATGGTGTTGCTGATGTAATCTTCATTTTCTGTTTCGGTAGTGATTTTAGTGATGCGCATTTCAATGTCATGCCATCGCCCATCGGTCAAAGAGCCATTTGAAACTGTTCCCCAGTCGCCGAGAGCGATAAGGTTATTGTTCTCGCCTCGCACCGGTTCTGTTTCCATACTGGTTTGAGCTGGAAGGCCTAGCGTTTCGCTGCTTTCAGCCGTTGCCACAGGGAAATCGGCGGGCAGCGTGCTGACGGGATAGCAGGCAGTCAAGGCAACAGCAAGCGCCGGAATAATCAAAAGCAGCTTTCTCATTGTTCCTTCGCCGCCTTCTTTGTTTTCTTTCTTCCCCTTTTACGGTGGATTCCAGCTTTGTGCATGATGTCGTATCCACATGTGGTACAGAAACCATACTCCTTAGCAAGTGCCTGAATTGACTTCTGCGGGTTCTCTCTGACTGCTTGGATATACCGTTCCTCTCTTTTCAGGCGTTCTTTCTTTGCCTTTGTCATCACATCAGAATCCCGCTGGCAGGTATATTTCGGGTCTACCTGCTTGATGACGCTATAAATCGTTGCGCGGTTCATGTTGTATTCTTTCGCCAGCTCAACGGCCGTTACACCCTTGCTGTACTTGCGAGCGATTTCTTTGTCTCGTTGTTTCTTCCATTTGTGGAAGTCCATAGAGCGTTCGTTACGACTCTCTTCACGAGATACTCTATAGCAGATATGGGTTGATACATGATGCTTTGCGGCTGCGTCTTTGATAGACATACCACTCTTCAAGTCCTCGACAATGAGTCGGTTTCTTTCTGACATAGCTTCTTTGTCAATCAATGTTGAGTCCTCCTTGCAAATAAAAAAGCAGGCTCTTAAAAGAACCTGCTTTCGTGGTCGTTAATACACTTTTTGGTCTACAATATTCAGTTTACTCAATTCGCACAAACGCGCAAGAAGGCAACATGAAACGGTTTTATTTCCATTCCATATATGGAATATGTGCCAGCATAAGCAAACACACTTCAAGATTTGATTCGATGTAACGAGCAATTGTATCGAATCGTTGATTCAGACTCAATGACTCAAAAGTGTAGCCGGATTCAGAGAGAATCATTTCCTCGCTGCTGGTATACATAACATTGAGCATCGCCGTCAATGCTTGCAGGATTTCCGTATCGCAGTCCTTCTTTGTGAAGAAGAAATATCGTGTTGAGTTCCCATCGGTGATGCCGATTTTGCCTTCATAGCCATCAAAACTTGCAAGGTCGCCGAATAGGCTGCAAGCAATATAGCCAAGCTTTTCTTCAACCGGCACAGTGACCCACAAAGGATAACGCTCGTTTGGCTGAAAATCAGCCTTGCCACAGTTATACTCCCACTCAATGAAAGCACGAATACTGATAACTTCTCCGTACGGCGTAATGAATTTGACGTTTTCCAATTTACTCACCTCGCTTGTGCGCCACATGATTTTATTGTATTCAATTCGCAATGAAAAGCAAAAAGAGGGGCCGCCTGGCGGCAGCCCCTCGAATGCAGTGCGATTAGTATTTTCCGGTTTGAATGCCCGGGATGGCTTCGATTTCCTTGAGGATGTTTTCGAAGTTGTGCATGACATACGAAGAAATCTCGCACATCTTCTCCTCGTGGTTCAGGGTGTCGAATTTGGCAAAGGCGCTGTTTTCCTCGTAGGCCGCTTTGACCTCTGCGTAAATACGCTCGAATACATTCGCGGCTTTAATAGCAACCTTGTCTGCGTAAAACGGGCACCAGACCTCTTTGGTGGTGTTGGCGGTTTTGATGAGGATAGGCTCTCCCCTGTCGTCGCCATTGCCCAGCATTTGGAACAATGACATAGACATAGCCTGCATCATCTGGGACGGAGTCAACTCCTCCCATTTGGTGTCGGGCTCGGCAATCTTGCAGCTGTTGAACTTGGCGTATGCACAGCCGGTCTCGGCCTGGTAGTTCTTGTCGCGGGTTTCTGCATAGAGAAATTCGGCAACATCTTTGGTCGGCATGGATTTGCCCATCAGAATAACAGTTTTGCTCATGGTGGTATTCTCCTTTTTGAAAAATTACATCGTCGGACTTTGCGGCAGCCACTGCTGCGGATAAGAACGAAGCAGATTCTTCGGCACACAATCATTCAGTGCAGAGTTCTCAGCAAGTGCCATGTCGATGATGTAGTAATCATCACCGTTGCGCATCACATCAACACTCCACTGCCCTGTCAGCTCTACGTGCGGGATAACCTTCTTCAGCTCATCCAGAACAATCTGGACACTCTCCTTGTAGCGCTTTTCCAGCACATCCTCGTGCATCTGGTAGATAACGTAGTCGTGCCGTTCCTGCGGACTGCTCACTTCCTGGAATTTGCCCTTCATCACATCGCTGCGCCAGTAAGGACTCACTCCGAGAATTGTCTTGGCATCGAAGTCCACAAACACGCGGTATTCAGTGTGCAGCGGCAGACCGTTATAGATAGTCGGGTTTCCTTCCTTGTCTTTGATATACTCTCTGACAACCCATTCATTGGTCGTATTTGCCCCATAGAAGCAATGTCCATTGGTGGGCGCTGCCATAGAACAGGTCAGGTGGTTCAGAAACAAGAAATACTCGCCTATCTCACGGACCTCTTGCGGTTCCTGGACATGAGCATTGCGAAACTCGTACTTGGAAGAGTAGGTGCCGGTTTTGATAAAGTAGTCGCCGTCATCGTTCAGATGGAAGATTCTCTTGCAGTAACGGTTCACAATCGCCTTCGTCACGGGATTCAGCGTCTCAAAGCCGAGTCTCGTGAGTTGGAGCATCGTGATGGGCACATGTAGGAGTTTCGTCTCCGGCACCTTGAAGAACTTATTACCGTCTAAGCCTTTAACCAACGGCGGCAGCCAGTAGCTCATGGTGTTCGGATTCATTTCGAGCATCTGATATGTGATGTCATCGAGGTCCAGAATATCGAGGCCCTGGCGGAACATGTGATACTGCATCGCCTTGTTTCGGTCATTTCTCGCATCGAGATACGCCTTGTAGTGGCTGAGCAGCACCTTGTAAGATGGCTCAGAAATGTCAATCTTCATCAGATTGCCGGTCAGCTGCGGCCGAAGTTCTTCCGGGAACTTCTTGAGGTCCTCATTCGTAACCGGCGGAAGGATATGCTGGTTAGTAGAATACCGCACGTAATATCCACCACGCTCCGGCTCATAGATGTACATTCTGGTGCCATCCATCAGCTCGGCAACAATTTGGTCAATGAGATTGTCCAGCTCTTTCGTAAAAGGCACGCTCTTATCGAGCATTGCCTTTACGGTTGCGGTATCCCACTGGAGAAGATTGTCAGACAGTGTCCCACTTTCCAGCACTTGGGTTTTGTAGACATCCTCAAAGGTTTTAAGAGCATCAGGGCTTGTTTTCAGCATCGATGCAAGCTCTTCATAGGAAAACGGCTCATTTTCTTTCTTAGATAGCATTGCACCGATTTGAGCAAGCATGTCATTGAACTGAGCCATCAGTAGCCCTCCTCATCGGAAATCTCATCTGCCGTCAGGTCTTCGTTGAAGTCCACGGTCAAATCAGCAACCGGCGCGTCCAGCTTTTTAAGGCCGAACGACTCATAGAAGCCATCAGGAATCTCGGCCGCATCACCCCAGTTGAAGTAGCCACTGTTGAGTCGCAGCGTCTTTTTGCCTTCTTCGGTATCCAGATAAGACTTTACGGCGTTGCGTACTTGCGTGAGAACGTCATACGTTTTTTCAGAGTCATACTCAAACTGCAACATGGTCGTCTCGGTGCTGAATGGGCCTATGATTTCGTTTGCTGCGATAGTAAAAATTTTAGTCATGGTAAATACACTCCTTTGTTTTGACGCAAAAAGAGCGGGCCTCCCGCGTGGGAAGTCCGCTCTTCAAGCGAAATTGTGAATACGAAGGGCAAGTCGCCTTTTCGATTATGTTATCTATCGTACACTTTTATCTTACGCAATTCGCATATTTTGACAACCGGGTGCTTTTGTTGGATGAATGACTGGATACGAGTGGCATCGTCATATTCGAGATGAAGGGTCGCGTTTACCATATTAGTAATAGATTGGATTGGTTATTGGATAGAATTGGATAGATTTTGTATTGCTATGAGTTAATATCTAATCAAGAACGGAACAGTTGATACCCTTTACGGCTTGCAATACCCGCAAGGTGTATAGCCCTGCTCGATTAGGTCATCGCGGGAACCTGTATAGTCTTTGCGGTTTGCATCGCTCATTTGAGCTACGGCGGAGCAGTCAGGCTTATGAAATTTCATAGAGTTTGTGTTCAGGACATAGGTACTGACCGTCGTATCCTTTTGCTGTGACTCCTCGACCTCGACTGTATCGGTGGTAGTGCTTTCTGCCGCCTGGTGATATTCGCCATAAGTGAAAGTGACGTCCTTACCGTCCGATGTGCAGTAGATGTCTCCCATCTCGTCAGTTCTGAAAACCTCAATGTCTTTGCTCTGGAGCTTTGCCAAAGTGATGTCGTGTGGATGACCATAGCTGTTGTCCTTGCCACAGGAAATAACAGCATAGGCTGGATTCACTGTGTCGAGGAACGCTTCGGATGTGGAGGTTCGAGAACCATGATGCCCTACCTTCAGAACAGTAGATTGGATGTCTTGTCCAGACTGTAGGATAACATCTTCGGCAGGCTCTTCTGCATCACCCGTAAACAAGAATGAGGTTTCTCCATATACGATGCGTAGGACAATGGAGGTATTGTTGGTATCATCCGGCACTGAGTTCACGGCGATAACAGTCACTTCGGCATCGCCAAGGGAGAATGTATCCCCTACCGACGGAATCGTAAGGCCGTTGCCTCTTTCTTCCGCTCGCTGCTTGAAGTTCCGAAAAGCTTTACTGTCGTACTCTGTGACAGGGCAATACGTGACATCAGCCGTCACGGCTTCGAATGCACCGGAAAGACCTCCGATATGGTCTTCATGGGCGTGCGTGCCAACAACATAATCCAGATGTCCGTCTGTCTCACGTTCCAGAACAGAATATACGAGGTCAGAATCATCAACATTGCCACCGTCAATGAGCATCGAATGCCCATCACAGGTAACAAGAGCAGAGTCCGCCTGCCCCACATCAATGAAGTGGATAGTAAAGCTGCCGTCTTCCGTTACGCCAGCCGTCTGCTCGCTGTCAGAGACAGGACTTTCTGAGACGACCCCGGATACAGGAAGACTACCCGAATCAATCGGGGTCTGACCACAGCCTGCGAAGCTGAGCGTGAAGAGTGCCGCAACCGCTGCCGCTGCTCTCCGCAAGAATGTGTTTTTGCTTTGCATTGGAAATTTCTCCTTTCAAATAAAAAGAGCGGGCCTACCCCGGAATGGGATAAGTCCGCTCTTAAAACAGATTGTGAACGATAGAAAATCGTAACATCTTTATGTGTTTGGTATCTATCGTACAATCAATATTGTAGTCAATTCGAAAGGAATGGCAAGGCCTTCACTTTTGGTTATGGGACACTTTAAGGTCAGCATAAATGCAGCACCCAATAAGACCCAGGCTGCAGATACATCCAAGTGCTATATGGCGAGGATAAAGAATAAGCCAAGTTGGGTCAGTCATCGCCTTTGCCCAAAAAAGAACGTCCGCCAAAGCAATGGTGAGCGGAATGATAATGGTCTTTGTGACCTTCCAGATTTTCAGTAGTTTTTCCTTTGACATCTTTTGGCACTCCTAAGCAGACAGCGTGGCTCTGACGACATAGCGTTGGTTTGTGGTTTGGTAGTATCCGAACGGATAGCAGGTATACATCACGAGCCGGTCGGTGGTGTCCGAAAGGTCCACAAGAATGGTTCCATCATCGGCCACCACAGTGCCCGCGTCTGCCGTTACCGTTCCCGGCCTGGCAGAATCTACCGTATATACGTATTGTCCGTAGTCTGTAGTGACCACAAATTCGTCACCAATACTTACGTATTGAAGCAAAGCCAAAGTGCTGTCGTTATGGGAGCAAAGAAGATGACAACCACCGTAGCCTACCTGATAGGAGCCTGTGTACTGATATACACCGCTGCGGCTGTCGAGGAGAGCTTGGTCATCGCCCCAGATAAGGGAAGCGTTGATACCTACGCTGCTGCATGAGACTGTCCCGTAGGAAGCGCCATACGTGGCAGGCACCACATCACCCCATACGCTGGTCGTGAGTGGAGCCGGAGTATCTGTAGGGACCGGTGTTGGTGCTTCTGTCGGTTCAGGCGTCTGTGTAGGAGTAGGCTCTGGTGCAGCTGTTGGTTTCGACAAAGGAGCATGAGGTGTGGGTTCCGGGATGCTGTCGGTGCTTAGATAAATCGCATCATTCGCTGTCTCAGCCGTTGCCGCTGATTCCGTTGTGCTGGCAAAAGAGTCTGGTGGTACTGATACGGGAGTAGATGCACTACTCGCGCAAGCTGTGGCAAAGGTCAGTACGCCTACTGCCACAGCAGTTATCACTGCTTTTGTCCGTCTCATATAACAAGTCCTTTCTGGTCGTTAGTAAAAATCAAAGCTGCCTCAATGCTTAACGAATCGAGGCAGCTTTTTGGCAACGGACATGATAAGCCATTTTTGCGTTTCTTCTGAGAGTTGGTGCGGTTTGCACTCTACCTTCTTGCGGATACCATAGGTGCTTTCACCGTCATAGTAAATCAGGACACCGATGCCATCGGGAATTTCGCCTTTCACTTTTTTATAGAGAGCCGTCGGCATAGCATAGTAGTTGCAATGCCCTACAAAGTTGTGCCCGTGGTCAGAGTGAAAGTCCCCTACTGAGATTTTAATTTCTACACAGGTGATGACGGTATCAATCGTGTAGAGATGCTGTGTCTTATACAACCTACAGAACCGCTCGGTGCAAGGTTCGTTGCGAAAATTCCAGTTGGAGATGTCCTTCGGACAATTCACTTCCTGCGTCCATTGTTCGATAGACGGCATAACGAGGTCTTTATCCTCGTCGGAGTACATCGACAATTTGCAAGTTCCACACTTTGTCTCAGAAGTAAAACACTCCTGCACACGGACGAAATCTACAAGCCCAGAGCGTGTCGTGCCGCACTCCACAGGCACTTCAAGAGCATCGAAGCCCTGGCGGAATGTATCCGTTCTATACCCGCCGTAGTTGGTTGGATTCCAGTTATGGAGCGCCACCTCAATTTCGCGGGTCAATTGTGTTTTAGCCACTTGTGTTTACCTCAGAATATCATGGCCCAGCTGAATCATCTTTTTACGCTTTTTGTGCAAAGAGACAAGATGCGCAACGGCAGCTGCGATACCGGCTACCATTACCATTTTCAGAAACTTCTTCATGGGGGTTCTCCTTTCAGGTTACGCCTTTTTCTTGGCTTTTTTGGCTTCAGGCTTTACGATACGTCCCGTGGCGTCGTAGATGTTGTACGGGAAATCACCGTCATTGATGCGCTTTGCGACACGCTGGCCGGTGGCAGTCTTATAATACTGGTTCAGTCGGTTCGCAGTACGGTAGAAGGCATACTTTGCATACTGTGTGCCGGTTTTTGAAGTGTTGTTGCGAATCAGGTCATCACGCAGCATGACGGCATAGTGCTCGGCTTCATTGGTCGTGAAACCGCTATAGAAAACTTCGAGAAACTTGGCGATATAGGCTTCGGGCACATCGTTCATCGCTGCCACAATCATGGCGGCGGTGATACCGGCGGAAGACAGGCCACGCATCGAACCACGCTTAATATGGCTCGTGACCATCTCAATCTGAGGCCGATACTTGGCGAGCCACTCGGTCAGGTCTTCCTCATGGCTTAAATTGGAGCCGGAAAACATACGGCCGATAAGGTTGGCTGCCGAGAGAATTGTTTTGTCGGTCCAACTCATGTCGTAGTCTGACATCTGGACACGGTTCGCCATCGAGCGGCTGTTGCCGGAATCGATGTGCTGAGACTTGGGCGCATTGAAGGTCACGTTCATGCGCACAGTGACACCGGATTCTACCACCGCCATCAGACGGTGCTGACCATCGACCAACGTGCCATCGGTGGCAATCGCAATGCCCTGATGAGTCGTGTCCCAGTGACCCTCGCGCATATCCTTTGCCATTTTCTTGACCTTGGCAAAGTTCACGTTGCGGTTATTGGTGTTCTTCTCCAGCCACTGCTTTGCCAGTGCGGGCGTAACGACATAGCCGTCACGAGTATGCTGTTCAAAATTATAACGTCCCATTGTGATTCCTTCCTGCCTTATAGGCATGTAATATGACTGATTTATATTTACTGTGATTTGTCGATGAATGAGATGGATTAGATGACGGGCTTTTCCGCAGAATACTGCCGATTGACCAGTTCCTGTGTACTCATGGCGCAGAACCCTGCATCAGCGGCCGCGTCAACCGCCTTGAAGTAGTCATCCACAAAGAGAATTTGGGAAGGCTCTAAGCCGTAGACTTTGGCAAACATCTGCATAACGGTCACTTTGCGTTCCGGGCTGGATGTGCCAAGCATGTCATGGAACTGGCCCGGAAAGTGCATTTCAAGCCATTGTTTTTTGAACGGCAGCGTGATGCTGTCCTGCACAAAAGAGATGCAGTATTTCGGAATGTCGGGGCAGCTCTCAAGGAAGTGCTGGATGAGGTCATTGGGCTCACCGATTTCATCAAAGACTCGGTAGCCGTCCTTCGTTTCTTTTTCCCGGCGCAGGAGCCGTTCCCTGTGGGCCTCTCCCGTAGCATCGAGCCGATGTTCCCGATAGTGGATAAGCAGTGTATCATCAAAATCGAAGAACATCATCTTGATTTTTGAAAGGTTCATGTCGTTTTCTCCTTTATTTGTAGGCAATTTCATGGTTTGTGACATCAGATTCTGTCAGGAAAACATCACTATAGTCGTCCTCATCCGTTCCAGCGCAAACATGGTGTTCATAAGGCATAGAGCCTTCTTGCTCCACATCAATGCGCCAGATACTGTCGGTGTAGTGGACGAACAAAACCGTGTCATCTTCCAGAAAGAGCCAGACACCGGCCACATCATAGCAGCCGATTTCATCCACTGCATAATTTGAATTGTCCAAGCAGACGAGGTCGTCGCTCGAACCGTAGATTTTAACCATCATATACATCCCTGCTTTACTTCACGATGCAATCTTTTACCGCAGCTTCTGACTCTGCGTACTGCCGAGCATGACTTTTGGCTGCCACCAGCAGAGCATCCTACTCAACCTGAAGCACTGCCTGCATTGAGGTGTGCTGTTTCCGCTTTGCACGTGAAACGGCATGCTGCCTGACCGCCTGGCGGATGGCTGCGTTTGTGTGTTGGATGCTGGCGGTTTCCTCACGCGAAAAGTTTTTGTCCGTATTTCCTTGAAGATTAGACTCAGTTACAGCCTTTGCAAACTTAATAGATGTCGTCATAGCTGCCTCCGATTCCGGCCCAAAGAGCTTCATCACTCAAGTCGTTGCGAGGGCACTTGATAATGCCCGCTTCTCTTAAAATTTGTCTTGCTTCCTTTGGCGTTAAGCCGTATTGCTTGGCGAGATTCGATAGAGACTGATTTGGGATAGCTCTGGCTTGTGTAATCAATCGCCTTTTCTTTTCTGTCCAATCGATTGCTAAGCTCTTGTTTTTTGGAGCTGAGAGAGCGGTTCTTTCAAGGTCTTTTTCGAGGTCTTTTTGGTATTTTTTTGCGGCCGCCTGAATGCCGCTGACCGTCATTCCCCATTTATCAGCAATCTTTTTATAAGACATGCCACTGATGTAGTCTTCATATATTTGTTTGTTTCTGGCGTGCTTTTCCTGAACATCTTTCTGGCGATAGAGGCGCGTCTTCGCCAAACCTTCACGCTCTTTTTGATACTTTTTCACGATTGACCGAACGCAGCTACTGGTAACGCCCCATTTCTCCGCTATTTTGATGCAAGACGCACCACTTATAAACTCTTCATAAATTTGCTTGTTTCTGGTATGTTTTGCCTGTGCATTTTTCTGCCAGTCAAGGCGTGTCTTCGTTAAACCATATTTGGGGTCAGAACGTAGAATTTCGACAATTCTATAGCAAGAAAGGCTATATTTGTCCGCCAACTCCAAGACACATACACCATCCATATAATCTCTGTAAATGGCGTCATTGCGTTCTTTCAAAGATTCATAGACGCCGTTATTCTTTGCCTTCATCATAGTATCGCTGCTTCTCATCACAGACCTCCAAACGAAAGTTGCTCGCCCGTTGTCTGAGGCTTTGCTTCACTCTTTTCTTTCTTCTTGGAACCAAAGCTGCCACCATTACGCCGCTTGTAGCCGTACCCCTTATGCGCAGCCTGGACGGATTTGTACCCATACCCGTTTGCATCATCCAGCACAGTGTTGGAATCCTCTTCCATGATGACATAGCGTACATCACCGGGTTTAGATAGCTTGGAGGAGCGAATAACTCGATATTCGGCCGGAAACGCTTCTTTTTCTTTCTTATACTGCTCTTCTCCGTCCTTCCACCAGCCGACAGGTTCAGAGTCATACGTCTTACGCTCCGGCGGCAGACGCTTGTACTGGGAGAAGTCATAGGGTTCGGTTGCGGTTTCTTCTGCAACTTTGACATCCACACCCATGCTCTGCAAGCTGTTCAGCATTTGCTCGAAACTATCAGCCGGATTCAAAACCACCTGTTTCGAGGCTTGAGCCGGGCTGTACTGGGTAACAGGCTTTGGACGCTTCTTCTCGCGGACTTTCCAGACCTTGAGAAGCTGACGCTCATTGAAGTCGATGACCAAGCCGCAGTCTTTAAGCATCTTGCGAACCACATAAGTAGAGAAGTTCGAATAACCCGAATAGGGGCCGACATGGTTCTCAATATCGACTGCCACGCAAGACATCTGATGTTCGAACTCTGCATGGTCATCAAGCCACTGTTCAATGACATGGAGAAGTTCTTTCTTATTGACCGATTCTTCCGTAGCTTTCTTATTCTGTTTCACGTATGCTTCGCAGGCGGCCAGAATTGTGTCATAGCCGTTTACTGCCGTACCGCCCACGATAGAGCGAGTTCCCGCATCCAGGATGACATACTGCTCACCCTGCTTGATAATAGCAACACCTTCGTCCTGCGGCTTTTCCTCAACAATGTTGCCGCCGGTATCAAATTCAGGCAGCGAAGTGTCGGACATAACACGGTCGAGAATCGTGTCAAGGCTCTGGGAGTAGTCTTTCTCCAGATTGTAGGCGAGAGCTTCCGTATAGACGCCCTTGGTGATGCACTTCACTACCGCATTCAGAAAAGCCGTGCGGTCCGGAATTTCGACTTCATACATCGTGTTATCCCGGATGTTCCAAAGAACGCCGGTAGGAAGGCCTGTGGCGAGCATATAGCAGGCGCACTGGATGAAGTGCTTGTGTGCGAGGTTTGATACGAACTTCAGATAATAGACATTGTTGTCCTTGACTACATCGGCCATACCGCTAACGATAAGCGACGTGACAGGCTGCTTCAGTTCATCCTGTTCTACCACAATGTTTAGTTCTGCGCGTTCCTGAACCTCTTCATCATGGGTAAACATCGTAGAGAGGCGGTCAGTCAGCGCTTTTGCCTGTTCCGGCGTGATGAAAGGCAGTTCAACCTGCTTGATGTAACGGTCCTGACTCGTCATCAGCATCGTCAGGAACAGGACTTTTTGCTCCACTGATTTCCAAGAGGTCGGGACCTTCGCCATCTTGTCCTTGTGTAGGTACATGAAGAAGGCGATGGCGCTGTCGATGTCGTAAAAATCGAAGAAGTTTGCCTGCTGGTAGATACCGATGCAGGGAGACAGGTCAATCATCGCATCGGAGTGCTTGATTTCGATTTCCGTCTGGTCTTTCTGGAATACCTGCTTGGTTGTGATAAGGTTGTAGCACGCATCCACATCCTCATCAAACTTGAAATCGAACATTTCACTGATGTCGAATTTGTCCTTAAAGGTGGTGCGAGTCTTGACAGGGGTCATTAGGGTCTTATCGCTCACGAGGCTACGCTTATCAGGCTTAACGAAGATGACTTCTTGTTTACCACGGCTCGCAGCTACGCAAAAGAGGTTGCGCATGATTTCGTAACGAGTCAGGGGCTGGCGCATACGGGTCGCCCAGTAATCCTCGGTGAAATCGAAGACCACGCAGATAGGACGTTCCATGCCCTTGCTGCCGTCGAATGTCGTGAAGATGCCCACATTGCTGTTCGGAGCTACGCTTTTTTCGCCGTCGTTGTCTTTGATGCTGGCATAGACATGCTTCTTGTCGTAAAGGTTATCGGGACGCTCTTCCAAAGCGTTAAGAACCGTCGCCATCTGGCCGGTACGAGCGCCAAGGCAAAGGACATTCTTGGGGTCCAAGTCGTTCAGGTACTCAATAACCTCGTCTTTCGTCATGGACTTGACTTCGCAGTTCTCGTTGACTCCGTTGATTTCCTTATTCCAGATAGTGCCAAGGCGCTCGGCCAAGTCGTGGGACAAGCGAAAGCATTGGGTAAAGTTGACCTGCGTGTGTGCGCCAAGATAGCCGTGGATGAATTTCCAGATATCCAAGGACGTGGTGTCGTAGATTTTCTGTGCCATATCCCCTACCGCAATAATTTGCATGGAGGGGTTTTCTTCCTTTATATATTCAAGCAAACGGGAGATTTCTTCGTTAATATCTTGGTACTCATCGATGATGAGCACGTCATAGCGACCGACCGGAACATGCAAATCGAGCGCCTTCTTAATTTGCTCGCCCTGTCCAATATTACGAACTCCGTGCCGATAGAGGAGTTTTGAAGCAAAGCCGTGGTAATTCTGAACGATAACATTGTCGTTTTGAATTTTTTCCTGCGCATCAAGTTTTAGCAGGCGGTTATAGGTCAGATACAGAATTTGTTTGGAGGCATCAAACTCATTGCACAGCACATTGATGGTCGATGTTTTTCCGCTGCCGATGCAGGCGTCACAAAGTATATTTCTGCCTGCAAGAGCCAGGCGTACAAGGTCCTGCTGCTCAGTAGACAGGTTAGCGAGAGTCATGGTCTAAGTCCTCCAAAAACACATATTGACGCAAAAAGAATACCCCGGCAAACACTCAATGCGTTCCACCGGGGTACAATTATTTATCTTACAATATCAATTGTAGGCAATTCGCACAGATGGTCAAGTGTTTTTTACCGTATTGTGTTTTGAATTTTGCGAGTAAAAAAATGACGTCCACCCGTGATTTACGGATGGACGTTCAATCTTACGCAGCCTCACGGGTTGCTACTGTTTACGTCACGGGACGCATTTTTTGCATACATGGTTTCAATCTTACGCGGTCTCATTGGCTGCGGCAACAAAGCCATATAATGACTTCACTTTGTACATAACACAGCATTGTATGTTTTTCTGTTAACTATGGTGTTTTGCTAATATCTCATTGGCATAGACCTCCATTCTCTACATTCGTTGGTGCAAAGCCTTTTTGTACTTTATTTTACATGACACGTCGCAGATAGGACTTGTTGATTTCTACCAGCAACTCCTCAACCTTCCCAAAGTCCGGCTTGGTCGGGAGCATAGTTTCCTTCACATCTCGCTGGAATCTTGATTCGAGCCGGTCAACAAGCTCAAAGAATTCGGGAGCGTATGCCCCATCTTGGTACATGTATTTACCGTTGCGGATAGCAAGCAGTTCCTCGCGTTCCTTGTCCCGGCGGGCGATGATGTGTCCTTGCTCCAGAATGTCAAAGGCCGTGTAGTATAGCCGTACAAGGTGCATTGCATGTTTATTGATGTGGGCAGCATCTTTTTGCGCTTTCGGATGCTGCGGCTGTTCATACTGGTCGATAGTCGTTGTCAGACCTCGAAGCAGGGACTTGAGAGAGTTGACAGGATAGTTACTCAGATTTCCAGAAATCAAGAGAGGATGTTTGCCTTCAGAATCGACATCTTTACTGATGCTGATTTCAAAGACATCATCTTTACCCTGACCTGCAATAAGTCGTTCGAGGCTTCTCTTTTCAAACTTGTTTTTGAGCGGCTCAGGAGAAGCGCCATTCCGCAGTAGTCCCATCTGCAAGCGTCTGAGCTGGTCGTTCGCAAAGCCACCATAGCTGTATGCAATGCGCCGGGTCAGGAAAAGTTCCTTGTTATCCAGCAGCATCTGTCCTTCTGGAGTCATGTTCACATACAGCTTCGGGTCGTTGCCAAGAAGCTCAATGACATTAGGGTTACATTGGACAAGCAGGTTGACAAATTTATTGATGGCGTAGATGACGGTATCCGTCTGATTATTGATGACTTGCTCAAAGCGATTAAACCCCAAGATTTCAGGCGAACCAGCCGCACCACGGATGTCAACATCTGAACCCTCAACATTCGTACCATAGGCGTGGCTGCCGCCGATAGTCAAAAACAGGATGTTATCTCCCAGATGCTTGTTGGTGCGTAAAAAATCATATTCTTCACGCTGGAGAATCGCTTTCAATTCTGCGTTTGTCATGTTACCACTTCCTTACTATTTCACGTCATTGCAATACATTTCTTTTCAACCCGGACCCACTTCTCCGTACCCCTGTCATACTCCAGCACGTCTTTGGCAACCACTGTGCTTCCCTCGATATATTCCAGAATTTGCCGCACACGCATGGGACGTTTCGCATCCTGTGCTATCCGTAGCGCTGCATCTCTGTACTCAACTGTGTATGCAGGCTCGTAGGTTACATACGGGCAGCCATCGGGTTGTGTCTGACGACTCAGCTCAAAGCGCGACCGGACGTAGCCGTTGTGCAGGGCATTACGGATGGCGCAAGCACTTTTTCTTTCGCCACTCTGTTCAAAGGTTTGTGCAATTTCCTCCACACACCGACAAAAATGCGTGGCATCTTGGCTGTGTTTTGCGAAAATCAGTTTTCGAATCAGCAGTGCTTCATCTTGACTCACGGCTCTCTCCTTTCACTTCTTCGTCGAGACCAAGAAGACTCTTTTGGAGAAAGTTCCCTTCTCTGCTGCCTTCTGGCTTCTGACCTGTTCCACTTCCCTCTTAGAGACAGCGCAAGTCTTGCCAATAGCGTACAGAACCTCCATGACGTCTGATATTTCCTCTGCACAGTCCAGAACGCTCCGTTGCTTGGCGGTGTAGGCTTCCAGCAGTTCGGCAACCTCTTCTTTCAGTTTCTCAGCCAGAGCATCTTCGTACTCCTTATCAGACAGCTTACGGGTCACGCAGGTTTCTCCGTTTTTCTCAATAATAGCCGGGATATTATCCCGAACCAGCTTTTGAAACATCATAGTTTTATCTTTCCTCCAGTTTACAGCGCCGCAGCGGTATGCGCAGCTCACGACAGGTGTATGCGGTTTCTCGTTCATCATCGGTTCCTTCAAAGACTACACAGCCTTTCTGCTGTTGCTTGGAAAGGTATGCGGGTAAATCATCGTTTGTGACAGATACAAATAGGTATCCACGCTCACTGGCGTACATCGCAGCCAAGGCCGCAATCTTCTGCCCTGATTCTGCTACAATGACAACCTTATCTCGCTTTGCCAGCATCTTGTCGAGATACTCAGCTACCTGTTTGCGGTGCTTCCCCATCGCTTGCTGCGTGGCAGTAACACCACAAAAGAACCAATCCTTTTTGCAGATTCTGGCATCGCATTCCTTGCACTGAAGGTAAACCACATTGCCGTTTATGTATGGACAGTAAATGCTCATTCGCAATTACACCTTTTTGAAATATTTCTCAACGTATTCATCCGGCAGCTCCATGCGCATCTTATCCGGTCCTGTGAATTCCTTGAAGCTATATTGCCCACCGCACCAGACCAGATGCCAGATAGTCCCGCGTTTGACGCGGTACGGCTTCTTTTTGCCATCAGGCCCGTCATACCATAGTGTCAGCGGCTTGACGCATTTGTAATTTGTGTTATACATATCGCTCCTTGTTTTTGTTGGTGGATTCTCCAACCCGTATTCATTTGTCTTATCTCTTATTCGGCGACAAAACCCAAATCTCCACATTAGCGTTCCACGCCTCAGCAGCTTCGGCAATGAGAGAAAAGACAGTGTCCCAATCACCGCCCGCAAGGCCGCAGCCGATGCTGCTCGGAATACGGATGGTTGCTTCCGGCGCAATTTTCGAACAATCTCGCATAAACGTAAACAATGCCGTTGCAAAGGCAGCATAGTTCGTCTGGCGTTCACCAAGTCCATAGTTATTTTGCCCAAACAGGTTCACAACATGAATGTTCGGCTCAACCCGGACTTTCTGGTAACTGCCAAGGAACTCTTTCCATGCCGGGATTTCCATATACTGCTGGTACACAACGGGCCACTTACGGCGGATTTTGAGAGCAAGCCCTGCGCCCATCACGCCTCGACAATTCACCTGCTGACAGATGTAGACCTCCTTGTTAGAAGGAAGATTCGTCAGGATGTCGCCAGAGATAATCTTGATGCTCATGTCCTCACTCCTTTATGACGATATAGTTGCCGTTGGCAAAGCCCAGCAGCTTGTTGTAAAGCTCCGCAGAAATTTCAATGAACGTCTCGCTGCACAGGCCTATCTTGTGCAGGAATCGCTTGTCTTGCTGCATAGACGATGCCATGTTAAAGGCAATGGCAAGAACCTTTTTCTGCATGCGGCCGAAAGTCACGCCTCTCATTTCCACACTGTCAGGCGTTGCTGCCCACACGGATGCCTGTACTGTAATGGCCCACAGGTCCGCATCCCAGAAGCGAGCGTTTTCGTTGCCCATCAAGGGCCGCATAATGCGCCAGGCGTTCGCGTAGCTCTTGCCTTCGACATTTTCAATGGCAGGCCCGAAGAAGCCGTCCGTTTTGTTGCTGAGTTCAATGAGACGCTCAGCCATCTTGGTGGCAGCGTAGGCCAGAGACTTGGCATCGGTGTCGTTCATTTCGATAGTCAGCTCTTCCCCATCGGGCTTGATGTACTTATACTTGTTCTCACCAATGGCTGCACTCTCCTGCAGGACGCGAGGCAGTTCCTTCAGCATTGTCTTGCTTGCACCAGCCTTCGCTTTTTCAATGTAACTGCTGTTTGACATGTTGTGTTCCTCTCAGCTCAAATGACAGATGCTTTGACTCAGTTCAGCTTGTTTCCCGGATAGAGCGCATAGTCATTGCGGGATGCACGCTCCTCGCTATGTATCAGCATTACGTTTGCCATGCTGGTGTAGTAGTCCTTGTCTCCGCTCATCGTGTCTTCGACCCCAAATTTGATGTTCAGACCACCATCGACAATCTCGTACTTTACGAGCCTGGCTATGACCCACTGATTATTATGCCGGTAGTAGATGTAATCATAGTCCGTCTCTGCTGATTCTGCCGTACTGGGCTCGGCTGTCTCACTCGTAGCAAACAGCTGTGACGGAATGTCCTTCAGTTCTTCCAGCGTCTGGTCTGCTACTTCACCGCAGCCCTCGAAGGCTACTGCAACGACCAAAATCACGCACACGACCAGTGCTTTCTTTGCAAATCGCATAATCTGTTTCAAGTGAATCACCACCATTATTGTAGGTGCAATGTGCTTTTTTGCTTTCTCTATCTATAATTTTACTTGTAAAAACGGCAAAATACAACGATAGTAGCTTGTTTTTAATCTTCTGTACACATTTTGAAGGAGTGTCTTTGCCATCGAATAGAAAAGAAAAAGCCCGCCTGTTAGCAGCAGGCAGGCTGTTCTCGCAGTGAGCGTTTTAGGTCCGCTCAAGACCCTATTCGTCTCTACCGAAGCAACGCTATCAGCGCTGTTCAGTATCTATTAGTATATGGTGGTCGCATATCGTGTCAACTGCATATCGCGGCCATGCAACAGAAAAAGGAGCCTCACCTGCTTCTTGCAGGCAAGACTCCTCATTCGTATGGTTTAGCCTTCCACGTCGAAGGTGTAACCCTTTACGGTCATAGTGACCAGGCCGCCACGAGACTGACACTTTACGCCGTCCAGGCTGACATCGAGAGTCAGGCTGGAATCTTCGTTGTCCAGCCAGCTGGGCCGCATGTAGGCAGCGAGGTCGTGCAGCGCACCGATGACGTAAGTAACCAGGTCCTCATCATCCAGAGTCTGAGCAATCACATCGTTTTCCTTGTCGGCGGGAAAGCCGATGGAAGCGGTGATGCTGTCAAGGGTGTTGTCGTCCTTGGAGCGGAAAGCGGTGGCGCTGAACTCAATCAGGTTAGGGTTGGTGTTCATAGTGGTATTCTCCTTTGTATATGTTATTGATTTCCTGTGGTACTTATTATTGTATGCGGTTCGCATAAGGCGTCAACCGTCGCACCTGCGGTTTTTGCAGCTACGCTCTCTTATCCGTTTAGCAGCTACGCAACAAAAAAAGGAGCCCCACCCGCTTTCACAGGCAAGACCCCTAATTTGGCCCTGCTTAATCTTCGAGGCCGAAGGTGAAGCCGTTTTCTTTCATAGCAACGAGACCGCCGCGTGACTGAGCCTCGCTGCCGTCGATGGAAATATCCAGCGTCAGGCTGGTATCTTCGCCGTCCAGCCAGTTGGGCCGCATATCGCTGATAAGGTTGTACAGTGCGGCAACAGCATGAACAATCAGCTTTTCCTCGCCCAGTGCATTTCCAATCACCTCATCGTCGTTCTCTACGGGAACGCTGATGGATGCCGAAAAACTTTCGAGGTTGTTGTCGTCATCATTGCGGAATGCGGTAGCTTCAAATTTCAGAGTGCAAGTATTCATGGGAAATCTCCTTTGTATATGTTATTGGGGGCCTTCTTGCACCTTTAATTGTACGCAAATCGCACGATACAGCAATATAAAATTTACTTAATCAAATCCGGCATATTTGAATTAAATTCGTGATTTCTTTAATTTTGCGGTTCTTGTGCGGCTCTTTTGTTTCCCGTCATTACTTTTTCTGCATTTTTAGTGCTTTGATAGAAATATTCTTTGCCTTTAAGCGTAATATACAGAACGCTTCCGTTCCCATCAAGGTATCCACGTCGCTTTAAATCTTCAAAACGCTTATATGCTCGTTTGGTAGCTTGTGCTTGTTCATCTGACATGTTGCCGCTTTTGTAATCGATGCCATCTCCGGTCATAAAGAGCATTCGTAATTCTCCATTACCATGCAGTTTGATGTCACAGCTATCTTTTCCATCGGATATTTCAAGGATTTTCTTTAAAATGAGCAGTGCTTCTTTTCCGTATTGCGCGTCAAGCCATTTTGTAGCTTCTTCGGCGGATACTTTCACTTTCTCACTGCGTGAAATACTCCTTTTTCCAGCAGTATTATGATACGCGTAAATGTGTCGTGCTGCCATTTCCTTGTACTCAATCGGCTTTTCCATAGTATTTTACCTCCTAAAAATAAAAAGCCTCCCACCGCAGTCAGTGTGATACTGATTACGATAGGAGGCTGTGAACCTGTTGTGATGTCTGTATTATAGCATGTTTTGAGAATTGCGCAAGACTATATAAGGCGCTTATTTGGGTGTTATTGTTAACGGTGTCCCAATTTTGACAGCTAAGAACCAGTGACCACTCCTACATTCTACCTTATGATATATTACCCGCGCCTTGTTCGTTTTGTCTAATGCTATTTTTTCTCCTGTTAGAAGCTCTATACGATTATTTTCATAATCAACAATTCCAAGCAGAATTTGCTTTGTCTCACTTGGCGCGATAAATTCGATTGTAACAAATTTCTGTTCGTTGACAACAATTTCTATGTCAGTTGCAACATCATTTCCTTTGTTATATATATCAAGTTTGATTGCAAATTTTTGGGCGTGGTCGAGCAGCGCTTCTTCAAAGTCATTGGCGTTCATTCTCGCGATTACATTTGCACTTTTGCTTGCTTGTAAACAATATTGCTTTTCTTCTATATCAGCTGTTTTTTGTGTGAGGATTATAATGCTGACTAAATTAAGCGTTTCAACGACGCTTGCTATAATTTCCCACGCATCATTGATTTTCAGACAATACAGAGCTACCCTGACTATTAGTATAATGATTGCGGAAATGCTCCAAACGTAAACAGGCTTTACTTTTCTTTTGAAGTGCTTATCATTTGATTCCATAGCATTTAATATTGTTTTCAATCTCTTCCCCTAACTCCCTATTTGTCTCCGCATCCCCCACCATATCTCTCAGCAATACAAACATAGCTCTCAACACAATGCCAGAGCCATGATAACGCCCAACACGCTGGTGGTTTTCAGGGTCACAACAAGCGTCCAGTATCGTCGCTTGCCTGAACGCGACAGCCGCATTAAGCGCCATCGCAATGGGCGCTCCAATGGCAAACTCGCCATCTGAGACCAGTACAAGCTTTGCAAGCCAGACGTAGGAGCGGTATACATAGAGTATCTCTTCCAGCGACATACCGCTCCAATCTGGGTTGGCGTCGTTGCCTTGGATGGAGACAATCACCTTCTTGAAGCCCGCTTTCGCATGCTGGTACTTCCTATCGGCCACATCCAGACATGCGATTTGGAACATTGCCTTGTAAGAGGAATCATCCAGTTGCAGAGCTTTCTGGAAGCATTGCAATGCTCTCTCGCAGTCTGCATACATTTGCTTTTCGGACAGGCCGTATTGAAGGAATATCTCGGCCGTAAAAGGCATTGTCTCTTTGGAGGCGTGCTCTATGGCATCACGCAGGTATGGTCTTGCATCAAGAGCAAATTGCGGCTGTCCTTCGCACAACGCGGCAGCCAGACGGTACATAGGCACGAAGCCGGGGGCTACGCGGTAGATTTTGTTCAGCTCCGAGAGCAGCTTCTCTACCGGTTCAAGAATCGAAAGCAGCCTTATTGTCAAAGAGGTGTAAGTCTCCAACGCGGCTGTAAGCTCTCTTAGATGTCTCTGTGCGTTCACATAAGCGTACACGGAATAGATGCTCTGTGGCCCTACTCGACTTTGCTTTTCCAGCCCAATGAAGAAATCTGCCATCTCGTTAAGGAAGCTGTCTTCCGGCAACTTGTAATCACTCTTTAGGCTGAGAGCCTTCAGTTCGCTCATTTTCAGAACCTGAAACGTACTCTTGATTTGCAAGTGCGCGAACATGTCAAATTGCCAGAAGGTCTCATTGATGTGCTGTAGACTCGCTACTGCCATCGCATCTCCTCGCCAAACGTGACGGATGATGTCATTAAGCGCTTCCTTCTCAAACCGCATCACAGAGGAACGGCCTTGTATAGCATCAGCACCATTGATAATCAGTTTCTGTTCCTTGATGCTGAAAGCGCACCACAATTCATTCTCAGCCGGTTCTGAATCACCGGGATAGCAGTCAGTGAGAAACAGATACGCTGTCTGTTTATTCTCAGGGTGCGCCAATATCTTATGTTGCTTTGACATGTCTTCGGCCGACATCCTGGTTGTTTTGACCAGGCAGCCAACGAATGAGAAGAATGTTCTCAAAACCTCTTGCTCTGTACCTACTTGTGGTTCATAGAAGATTTGGATTGCCGTGATGGGTTTCATTATGTTGGTCATAATTAACTGGATAAAACGCAAAACCGCACACATGCGTTTACGAATCACATGTGTGCGGTATAAGATTATATCGTTTCTTTTTTCGGGTAGATGCCACTCGTAGTAGCAGTAAACAGCTTTTGGAAGATTGCTACAGCTACCAGGCAGAACCTCTCTGATTTTGTTCTTCCTTCTACTTGCAGGCAGCCGCTTTCCTGAATTTGTAGCAGCGCCTTATAGATGGCTCCATAGATGGTCTTTCGGAGGTCTGCATCTTCTTTGAGTACAACCACGATGTCTTTCGATGCCCAGGTGCAGACGCACATGAGTTCTGAAAACTTTTCGTCTTCTCCTTCAAAGGCCAGCTTCCCGCCGAGTGCGAAAGCTGCAAGTGCCAGTTTGTAAAGGTCCTCGTCATCTTTCGGCGTTTCGAGTTTGTCAGACTCTTTTGTGGCATCCCATACTTTAAGGATACCGTCAGCATATTTTGCCGACATGAAAGCAAGTCTGGTTCGCGTAAAATCGTTTGCCTTTACACGCTGCTCAGTTTCGGGATTGTAACAGGTCGTACTATCTACAATGTACTGCTGCTTCATCGTCGTCTCGATAGCTCGAACTGCAGGCATCAGACTTTTTGTATAGCTTTCAAGGGCTTGAAAGCCTTTATCCCCTTCGCTATTGCGATTCTTGTAATTGCACTTCATAGATGCCTCCGTTACGCAATAGAATTAACCATATCCAACTCCATACAGAAAACCACGAAGGCCAGGTTGGTGATTTTATCGGCATCCGTATCGAGATGCCCGACAAGTTCCTTGACCGCACCGCTGTCCTTGAGGCTCTTGGCCGCCTGGTAGACGAGCATGTAGGTGTTGACGTAGATGGCCTGCTGCATCACGCGGTCCTTGGTAATGTGCTCCGGCATGCAATCCACGGAAAGTGACTTGATGAGCGGATACCAACAGGAAAGGTACAAAGCACCACCCTCATCGTTCATCGCCTGCTGAATCTTGACCTGATACTTCGGGTAGTTACCGTTCACGACCTCAATGAACTCGGTATCTTTGAACTCATCGCGGTGGCAGTGAAGCCACAGGATAGCGTTGGCAAGGTCCATGCAGATGAGTGCCAGCTTTTCGGCTTTGGCATCATCCAGTTTGACGGTATCGAAGCTGTCAGCATCGATGTCATACTGCTTGTAAATGTTCACCAGCTTGTAGCTATTCTCCCCTGCGCGTACCTTTGCCTTGATGAAGTCGGTAAAGTCGTGCGCCAGGGCCTCGTAGGCTTTCTGCTGCTCTTCGGCAATCGTATTCTGTTCGCTCATGTTGAGTTCTCCTTTTATCTTAATTTGGTCCTGATTTCTTCGAGCATCATGCCCAGTTTGTTCTGACCGTGAACGCCCTTGCATCTGGGACACTGGCAATCCCCCCAATAGTTATCGTGCCAGCCGGTCGTGTCTTCGATAATGTGCCGGTCGCCTGTAGCGAGCAGTCGCTGTTTGAACTCCTCGTTCTGGCTGAACTTGGCATACAGCACCCGGCGCATCGCTTCGTCTCGAACTTCGTCCCAATCTGGAGAAAGTTGGACCCGGCGGCCGAGTTTCTTCGCCTCGTTCGGCATGAGGCAGGCAAACTGGCGTCTCTCCTCCAGCGGGACCTTCTGGGCCTGGAACGCTGCCTCCGCGTTGAGGTAGTAGATTCCATCCAGCACAAAGGAGCAAGGATAATAATTGCTCAGAAACCCGTAGGTCGGGTCGCCTTTCTTAAACCGCAGCAGATTCAATGTGCATTCCCTCCATGACCCCGGCGGGCGTATCTTTGAGAACCTTGTATCGCATCGTCGTAACGCCCAGCAGACCGTTGAAGATGGTCACAGCGGTATGCGTGAACAGAGGGTTCTGCAAGGTCATCTTGCCGTTTGTATCCCACTGGCCTTTGAGTGCAGCGGCCGCATCGTACACAACCATCATCATGGCTTCATACATGTCGGACATCAGCTGTCGGTCGTACTTCTTCAAAGCATAGTAGCTTGGCAGGTTGTAAACGCGGCCGAGGAGCGGCTCGTCATACAAGGGCGAACCTTTCGCAACCATCGTATTGTAGACTTTGGGCCAGGCATCTTCTTTCGGCTTGCCGGTGGTTGCCTGCATCTCGATGTTCTTGAAACCAGCCGTCATGTTGTACAGCACCATGAGCCGCTCGGCAAGCAAGACAGAAGATTCAGCCAGGTGCTTTGCTTCCTCATTGGTCATCGCAACCTGCATGGCCGTGCTGTCCGAGTCGTTGCCATAATAGAAATACTGCTTGCGCCCGGCGGCAGCTTTCTGTACGAGCTTCTTTGCCAGCTGGCTCTCGATGTAATTGTAGATGTCGTTCTCCAACTCGCAGGTGATGCGCGTTGCGGTATAATGGATATTTTTGTTCATGTAGTAGCCTCTTTCTGCATAGTAAAAAGAAAGAGCGGGCGAGCCGCTCTCCTCAAGACACTTATTTATCTTACGATTTTTATTCTATGCAATTCGCACAGACACGCAAGGCGAAATAGCGACAGCTCACGGATTCATCTCGTATGCAATCAGCGCGTCATTGAAATACTTGAAAGCCAAGTTGCCGATTTTATCGGCGTCCTTCGGCAGCTTGTCCACCATGCGCTTAATAGAGCCGCCCGTCTTGAGAGACTTCATCGCAAGGTGAACATTCCAGTACATGTTGGTATACACCAACTGCCACTTCTTCTTATCGCCGACATAAGCATCCGGCATACAGTCTTCTGCCACAAGGCGGATAAGCATATCCCACGCATCCAGATAGAGCGGGCTTGTATTGTCGTTCAGCTTATGGATGATTTGCTTCAGATAGGAAGTGTAGTCTTCCCCGCTGATGTCAACGAGCTCGATGTCTGCGAACTTGTCGCGGAAGTAGTACAGCCAAAGCGTTGCTTTTGCAAGGTCGCAGCTGGCCGCAGCAAGCAGCTGAGCCTTTTCGTCCGGCAAAGTCACAATCTTGGCATCAGGGTCATCCAAGCCCTTCTCACCATAGAGATTGACCAGCTTGTACTGGTCTTTGCCGACTCTATCCTCTCTGCGAATAAACTCTTTGAAGTCTTCCACGAAGGCAATGTATGCCTGGACTTGCGGGTCGTTTTTCGGGTTGAACTCACTCATGTGCGCTTCTCCTTTACTTTAGTCTACCTACAATGATACTCAATTCGAACGGATGAACAAGGAACCTTACGACATGTACATGGTTTCTTTAGAAATTGTTATCACGCTTTTAATAAACAGCGTCAAATCTCGCATTTTTGTATTCCATGTGTTATAAATGCAAGTAGAAAAGAAGGATGAGGCGTTTTTTATGACACAAACTGATACTAAGACCCGTATCACTGGTTTTGGCTTTTACCTGGATGAAATCGAAAAGCTGATATTTTACATTTTCCTTGAGAATCATCATCAGACTACAGATGCAATGACCGCTTCGGATAATGTTCGGGTGTTCCTTGACCGTATTTGTCTCGATAACGGCCGCATTAACTACGATGAAGCGGATAGGCTTTTGGCAAAGGATGACGATTGTGCCTTGATGGGCGAATGCCTTACTGCTATCCTCAATTATGAGTTTGGAGAAGAGCTACTCTCTTGCCACTGTAGCGGTTCGACCGCCATGAACCGTCCGTGCCTTATACTTTCATCTGAAAAAAGCCATGATGAGTCGGCTTCGGCGTATGTGCAGAAAGCGGCGAAGGAACTGCTCGTAGATTTTGAGCATGTGTGCCACCATGCCCTGTAAGACAAAAAGAAGGCTGCCACCCCGGAGTTCGAGGTGACAGCCTATTTTATTTGGCACGGCCGTTATAAAGTGCCGCAACCATATCCAGCGCTTCTTCCGGCGACTTACATTTGTAGCTGATGACGGTCCCGTTACCCATAAGCGAAGAGCCGCAGCGCCAGAAGGCTTTGCCATCGGAGGTATAGATTGTGTTGCCATTAGATACTCGAAGCGTTACTCCGCTATTGGTTCTGATTTCATCCATTGATTGTCTCCTTCCTGCCACCATACTTTGCAAGTACGATTGCAACTGCGTCTTTCATGGTTGTGGCTTCTCCTTCGATTTCGCCATCACTCCGAATTAGGCGGCCATTGATGAACCAGTAGGATACATTATTGGAAGCAAAGATGACCGTACCATTGATACGAAGGCTGACGCCTGATTTCGTTTCAATCATAACAAATTACGCCTCCTCCCTTTATAACTTTTTAGGAGTTGCTTTTGCTACAATACGTCCCGTTTCCGAAACATTGTGTTCCAACTGGAACGAATTGCGTTTATGACTAACAATAGCACTTGGTTTAGGTGTATAAGCTCTGACTCGATTGGCCTTTGCTCTATTTAGCATTTCAAAGCATGTAGGGCAGATTTTATACATGGTTCACCTCCAGGCATTCATTACAGACAGTGCGGTAATAATCTGCCGTAGGCTGCTCGCCTTTAGGAAGCGGCATGATGGGCTTGACATGAAGGCTCACACCCTCCGTCGGTGAGCGGCCGCAGAGAGTGCAGCGGAACCCATCACGCTGCAGGACTGAGTGACGAAGCTCGGCAGATGCTGCTTTGCGAGCTGCTGCCCGTCTTTGCTTTTCTGCCTCATGTTCCTTTGCCAGCCTGACAAACTCCTTGGCCTCTGCCATAGAATATGTACGTGTCTCAGAGAGTGTCTTCCCTCTTGTGGGAGTATACTGCTTGACAACATGGAAGACCGGCTGCGTGACAGGCGTGCCATATACCGCGTCATTCACGAGTTTCTGTTCCCACTTGTGATAGAGGCAAAACGGCACTCGGCGGCCACAATCGTCATCTTTCTCCGTCCAGTTGGGCAGGTCTTCGAGTTCTTTTTTGTACATTCCAAACTGGATGTTGTTGCTATTGGCCCAACCGAAGACCTCTTCAAACGCATCAATTTTCTTCTGGACGGTGCTCATAAAGAGCCGGTCAAAAGAAGCGTTTTCATAGTCTTCCTTCGTATCTTGAGGATACTCCAGCGTGATTTCCGCATCGACATCATAGAACTCATAGCCTTGATTGATTTCTCGTAGCCCATCGAGGATGTTACTCGTCTGTTCTACATTCTTCTTGGCATGACGTGTGACCAGAAACCAGATGAGCCCGATAATTCCCAGCAAGCCTGCTGCCACCAGCACAATATCCAAGGGCGTTATCATTGCCATTTGGTCCTCAATCCAGAACGAAAACTCGTCCGGCATGTCAATCAGCCAATCACCAAAGTCAATTGGCTTACCGTAGTTGTACATGTTTCACCTCTTTCAGTTCAAGCCATTTTCATCATACTTGTCGCTCTTGCCAAGATTACAGATGCTGCAAAGAGTCCGCAGGTTGAATAGCCTGAAAGTCCTTTATGCAAATATAGATAGAATTCGATATACGATGCCGACTGCAACAAGCATAAGCACCGGAATCCAGCTACCGATTGTCATGGGCTGGCTTCCCTGCAGCAAAATGCTCTTTTTGGGTTCCCGCTCGGAAAATAGAACATCCTTGGCTCCGGGTAGTCATTCTGTTGGCGGCGCTTTGTATATATCCTGCCTTCAAACTCAAATTGATATACGACAGAATAGTTGTAGTTCTTATAGGTGGGTTCACTGGAGTCATACGGCAAGTTCCGGATTTTGACAGGCGTAGCCATAGCACAGTAACCTTTATCTTTTGCTGCCTGAACCTGCTCTTCGTATGTGTTGAACCAGTGAGGATGCTTGGCTACCGGTATGCCGATACAGATGATGACAATGAAGGTTGAGATAGCGAATAAAGCGATATTCATTGCCAGTCCCTCCCATAGACTCTGATGTCAGAAGGATATTCGGTCATCATCTTATATTCTTCATCATCAGCCTTCACATCGCTCCATGTCCACTTACCATCCGCAAAAATAATGACATGTCCCCTTTGAAGCTCTGAGACGTATTTTGCGTTCTTTTCGCTCAAGTGGCATGCTTTTGCCACATTGGGAACCAAATGGCTGAATATTTTGTGGTATACCTGTACATCTGAATCAGCCATGATTTCATGGAGAAACGCATCGTCTATACCGTCGTTAAACACGCTGGTAACGGTGATTACGGTGCAGTCACAGGGCATCGCGTTCTGGCAGAGGTGTTTGCTCCAGCTCAAAGTGGTGTCACGCTCCAGCATAAACGGAGCATTTTTCATAACGTCACGGTTCTCGCCAAAGAATACATCCCGCATCAGAATAGCCTTCTTGTCCGCCTCGTCCTGCATACGCTCGCTGAGGATTTCAAAGCAATAGGCCATCATAAAGTCCTTGGCCGTACTGTCTTTTTCGATTTGTCCCCTGTATTTCATAAAGTCCAGCACAAGGAAAGGACTATCCCAATCAACATCCGTCTTATGGTTGAACCAGCCATAAGGTCCATCTACAAACTGTGAAAGCACGTTTGTGAAGTCATCAAGTTCTTTCAGATGTGCAAGCTTAATAGTCGTATAAAAGTCTTCTATAGTCGGGAACTCTTTGTACTGGTCTGAGTCTTCCACGAGAAGACTGGCATTGTCATAGGTGATGCCTTTGACCTTATAAAGGCGGTAGAGTAACGCATCAAGCAATCCCGCTTGCTCTGGTGTCATCTCAGGATACATTGCTCTGAACACTGTGAGCAGTTCCTGTACTTTTCTTGTTAGAACGGAACACTTACGGGAGCCTTCTTTCGGCTTGCGAATGTCGAACAAGTTGATATGTGAGTTTTCTTCTCCTATAATCACGTTCTTACCGCCAAGCTGGTCGCACATATAGCCGTACTCTTCACGGCTCAACCCATCCGTTAGGATAGTAGCTTGTGCTCCTTGCTTGCAAAGGCGGTAAAGAATCAACTTGCCAGTAAAATCCTTGCCCTGGCCGTGGCTTCCGACAATGGAGATGACTGAGTTTTGATGCTTGGAAGCGTCAGTCATGTTGACGACTATATCGGCATCCTCTTTTCCTGTCCAGCACTTTGCAATGCTGATACCGCCTTCTTCTTGAATCGGTATGATTTCAGGAACATTAGCGGGCGCTTGCTTCTTTTTGAAAAACGGAAACATGTCATTTTCCCTCCCAATATGTATCTGATTTTTATTATCTGCAATTCGCACAATTCATCAAATTTTCGCAGATACGAAAAAAGCAGCCACCTCCCGAAGGAAGCGGCTGCGTATCACTAATCCGAATTAGAACTTGAAGAATCGAGGCACAATACCATCTTTGTCCATGTCCAGAATCATGGCAGCGAAAGTATCCATCTGAATCGGCACAAACTCAGCCGTATAGCTGAGCGAGCCGCCGGACTCCTCCGCAATGTCGAGCATCGTCTTGAGGAATGCTGTAAAGTCCTGAATCTCGTTAGGTTTGAGGGTGACGCTCGTGCAGATGGAAAGGCAACTCTCATCCACGTCTGCCACATCGCCTTCCTCGCGGCCAAAGACGCTCCTGACAGACTGAACTGCAGCCAGCATCTTATCGACCTGCTGAACGGTGAAGGTATCTCCCGCTTCCAGCTCCATCTCGAAGGTGTAGCAGAACCAGAAAGGAATATCCTTTACCGCTTCTTCCGACACATAATCGGGACTGTCGCACAGCGTCTTGCCATCAAAGGTCAGCATCGACACATGGCTGTCCACGTCGTAGTATTCAAGGCCCTGATACCGGACCGATTCAGCCCCGCAATCCTGCAAAATATCGCTCCAGAATGCAGAGCCGTAGAAGATGCTGTAGCTGAAGTAGTGAATCATGCCGTAAGACAGAAACGCTTCAACGTCCACATCTTCGAGGATACGCGAAACGGCATCCTCCACTTCCGGCGTGCTCTGCCAGCTGGTATCGAGACCATCAAGCCCCTTCCCGCCGGTCTTGTTGTGAATGTCCAGAGCAGTTTTCCCGTCAAGTTTGATGACCATTGCGCTAAGACTCATGGACTCGATGCTGGCGGTATCGAGGAACTGGCGCAAATACCGCGCCAAATCTTTACGTACCTGCTCGGCACCCTTCTCACCTTTCCCGATAATGATGCGCTCAATAGCGACCAATTCAGTGCTCATAGTATCTCCTTTACTCAATATGGACAGGCAGCTTGATTTCTGTCTCGTTCTGTTTCAGAGGCGGCAAATCCTGTACGTACTCAGCAATCTTCTCAGCCAGTTCGGCAGCGCTCAGCATTTTGATTTCCGGCGGAACAATGCAGCGGTCATCAACGACATAGTTCTTAGTGCCCATAGGCATTCCCTCACAGTGCAGCCAGATAGTGAATCGCCATCTTTGCAAACCCGATAGCAGATACAAAGCACCATCCTGCTTTTCCAGCCCAGATAACCTTTGTATAGATGGGTAATACCTTTCGGACCGGCTCCAATTTCCCGAATGCAAGAGGAATTGCGGATACCATCAGCAGCGAAATGTCAAACGCTAAACAAACAAACACAGTTAAACAGTAGTTCAGCATGAGTTGAGCTTCGACCTTATTGACTTCAATTAAGCGCAAAGCCAACAAAGCAAATGCCGTTGAAATCACACAGCTAATGACAAGGATTCGTACCGTATGGTTCAGAGTATCCTCGGGTGATAGGTATTTTCTTTTGCCGCAGCAATAGGTTACTTCTTGGAAGGCTTTACGCCCAAAATACAAGTTATAAACACCATTTACTGCGAAAAGGATAGCTGTTATGGAGAACAGCGCCACTCTGCAAATAGCAACGATACCCATAGGAATCAAAAGGAGAACTTGCACTCACGGCGCTCGCGGCCATTGCCGCACCAATAGTGCCGCCAGGTGGGAGCCTTACCGTTCGCTTCCTTCTTGTAACGCTCCATCAGATAATGGCCCACCACAAAGGTCTTGATATTGACTTTCTTGGTCTGGCCCTTGAACGTAAAGACAGGACGTTCGTCCTTTTTCGGGCTGTCCAGACGAATCTCCGCGCCTTTGCTGGCAAGGTAGTAGGCACACAGCATTGCGAGACGGACATAGGGCGTGCCTTCGCCGTAAACAGACGGGATAGCGTCCAGCGTTTCAGGAATAGTGATGTCATCTTTATCGCGGGTCGAAGATGCCTTTTCAATGTACTGTTTCGTGCTGCGAGTCGCCTCCGTCAAGCTCTGACCCTCCTTAATCCAAGCGGGAAGGGACAGGAACGCGAAGTTCTCCTTCTCGTTCTGGACGGGGCCGACAAGGACGATGCCAACGAAGGTGTCATCCGTCTTTGTATCGAACTCGATATGCACGAACATGCCGCAGTAGTCCACGCTGTTGTACAGAGGCACATAGAAGTTCTTGAACGGCAGGCGCTCCAGCACCTCGCGATGGAGGGTGAGGTCATCGGTATCCATCAGCAGTTCCAGAAAATCCTTGCCGAAATCGTAGATGACCTTGGTCTGATTCCAGTTGGCGATGGTGTAGCACGGGAAAATCTGGGCAGCCAGCACCTTTTCAAAGCCAGGCTGCTGCATCTGCTGGGCAACACGCAGGCACTGAAGCGTAGCGCCCTTGGTGAATTCGTCCAGCGTCTTGCCGCAGGGGTCCTCAAAATCGAAGCCGGTACGGGTCGAGCGAGTAACGGCATTGGCGGTGAGTGCGATACGAACCTGTTCAGAAGTCATAAATATCCTCCAAAATATGTTATTTGTTTTCGGCTTCCCGATGGTTTGTTAGAAAGCAAAGTTGTCTGCCAGCCGTAGCTGTTGCCCGCTGCCCGCCTCGTGGAGGCCCCTTTGCATAAAGGCAGCTGCGGGGAGAACCCCGCTCAAGATTTGATGTTTAGGCGTCTATTGATTTCTTTTACGCCGAGTTTCCGAGATGTAAATACAGGCTTTACCTCTTGCCCGTGCTGTTTCACAAACCGTTCGAGCACTGTCCATGACGGCTCGCTTCCATCCTCAAAGGAATACGGGTCAAGGTTCAGAAAGAGCCAGGTCTTGGTGTGTTCCCTGCCGGCCAGATAGTGAATGAGTGATGCCGTAATGGCAAGAACCCCCTTATGCCATGTGTAGGTCATAGTTCGGCTCACATCATGGACAATAAGTTGGGGCTGCTTTCCCATCGCCATATCGACTTCGATGGTATGCGCCACAACGGGCTTATCGTCCGTAATCTTATATTGATGCAGAATCATCGGAATGCGGCCCGGAACGATACGGTCATGGTCCAGTACAAAGTCCGCGTACTCCCCTGTCACATCAAAGACAATGATTCGGTCTGAGATGGTACGCAGCGTCTTGGCAATCTGACGCTTACACCAGAACGTCTTCCCTACCCCTTCATTGGCAGATACGAGAGTATAGTAGCTGGTTTCAATGATATTAGGTTCTATCCGTTTCATTCCTTGATGTACTCCTCGCAAAACTCCAGTTTGCGTTCTGCATAACTCTCATCACCCGTAACATTGACCAGAAATTCTTGCAATTCCGCTTCGAGCTTCTTCTCGGTCAGAGTGGCGAGCTTTTCGTTATACTCTTTCGGCGGCCAATCAATGGCACAGAAAACCATCGTGTTGCCATCGTAATCAAACGTACTGAAAAAGCTCCCGGAGGGATAGCCGTAACACTTTTCAAAAACGTGACACAGGGCGTTTGCATAGATGATATGGGCTTCTTCCTTCAAGCAGTCACTTCCGTAGTCCTTAGCCCGGTGCAGATTATACCAATCACCGGCTGCCGCAACGAATTTCATGCCCAGCGGCCAGGCTTCATACCCTTCGAGGTCTTCGTTTTTGAAAGACGGCACTAAGGCAAGAACTTCTTCTTTAGTCGGAACATATCTCGCCAGAAAGTCCTCGTTGTAATGGACTTCCTCACCGTCTCCAAGGTTAATACCTTTCCCGGTGTTGTTTACGTGATACCACCCCATTAGTTGTTTGCCCCTCCATTTGCATTTTGATTAGCAGAACTGCGCTTGTTGCAGACAGCAGTGAAAGAAATCCGCACAGAAACGATGCCCAAAAATTCTCGGCGTCGGAGCTGCTGTCTACGCTGATATAGTACGGATATGCGTTCATGTCTCCAATTGCTTCCTGATATTCCTCCAGGTGTTCTGCCGGTACTGCCAGGATATTGCCTTTAATAGGAGCATGGCTATAGATATAGGAGCCTTTTTCGCTATCATCAAACTCGGCCGCGATGATATAATCATCACCACTTTTGGTGTATACCTTTATCGGGTAGAAGGCTGTTACGTAGTCGCCGGACGGCTCATCACTTGCGGCCTGATGCCGTTCCCACATGATGATGTTGGATACAATGTTATAGTCTTCCGAATCCAGCGCAATGGATTTTTTCTCATACTGCTCCAATTGAGAAGGCTCAACCGTAGCCAGGTTCGTTCTGATAACCTGCTGCATGTAGGAAATCGGTACGAATGCAAACAGTACCGCCATCACCAACATAAGAAGTATCTGCATAATGGCTTTCGTTTTCTTTTTCATAGTTATCTCCCGTGTGCTGCATACCAAGCATAGAAGCCATCGTATTGCTCCCGCCCTGGTCTGTCTTCGCTCAAACTCGCGGGTATCTACAAATGACTATACCGTCCGGCGTGCAAGCCTCTACCACAGGCTTCTTTTTCGGCTTCTTTGAGTTTCTCAGGAAATTCCCGTTCTTCATTCTCGTTTTCTCGGAAGGCTTCCGCAAACGCTTTGTACAAGTCGTAAGTATCTTTTTCAGGATTAAAAGGCACGGTCCTATAATACTCCGTTATGAACCATTTTTTACCATCGATGCTTGTCAGATAAAATCTTGTATTTGGGATTGGGATACTTCCCATCATGTTACTCACCATCCTCCACGAGATAAGCGAACCCACTCTGTCCTTGTCCCGCTGTAATACGGAGTATGAGTATACGCTTCGTAGGCCCATTTGCGCTCTTGCTTTTCCCTCAATGCTTGCTCCTCCTTCAGTTCCTTGACTGTGGCGATGAGCTTGTTTTCTTTGCCTTCCGCTTCACCTTTGGCAAAAGCGGCTTTTTGGGCTTCGTCAATACGCTGGTATCTGTTCTTTCGTTCTTTCTCGATATAGAGTAGTCCATTGGCTACTGCATCGAGAAATGCTTGTGTCTCAAAGGCAGAAATAGGTTCTTTTCCATCCTTATCTTTGGATACACAGAAAAAGCCGTTTTCGTCATAGCAGATGAAATAGGGAGAGTTTGGGACCTGTTGTGTTTTCATGGCTTTCTCCCCTTCTTTTTCGTTCTGAAGACTATTTGCCAGGAGCCTTTCCCGTTGCCCGCCGCTTGCCCCGTGGAGGCTGTCTTCGTTGAGCGGCAGCAGCCCTCAATGGGCTGCGTGATGAACCTCAATTATTTGTTGGGGCCCGTCTTCTTTTTATACGGATTGGTTTTGTTGGTGGTAGCATGCTTCTCAGCTGCCTTGGCGTGAGCATCCATGATGGCCTTTTCCTCGTCCGTAAAATCGGGACGGAAAGAAGTTTTATCTTCGCCGGTGATAGGGTCTTTCTCATGGAACATCCAACCATCTTCGACACGCTCGGAGGTGATGTGAGATTTTGGCTCGTCCAACTCCACACCATCGATATGGATGTTGCGGTCCGTCTTAGCCTGGATGCTATTGGCACGAACAATCTCACCCATGTCGATACCGGTTGCCTCCTTCACCGTCTGCATGGTCTGGGCCATGAGCACCGGGACGTTACCAGACACACCGGATACGCCGGAAGCATCACCACCGATGATAGACACCTTGTCGATGCTGGACAGGGGCTGGGCCACGCTCTTGGCGATGTCAGGCAGAACCTTGATAAGCATTTCGGCAACAGCTGCGTCGTTGTACTGTTTGTAGGCTTCGGCTTTCTGTTTCATAGCCTCTGCCTCAGCCAGACCTTTCTGGCGAATGGCTTCAGCCTCAGCCTTACCGACCATCTCGATGCCTTCTGCTTCCTGCTGCTTAGCGAACTTTTGTGCTTCGGCTGCACGCTCCGCCTCGTATTTTTTGGCTTCTGCTTCTTTCTGACGGCGATAAAGGTCTGCATCAGCCTGTTTACGGACTTCTGCGTCCAGTTTACGCTGCTGGACTTCGGCTTCCTGCGCAGCAAGGTCAACCATCTTCTTCTGCTTGGCAATCTCTGCGTCAGCCTCAGCTTCTTTGATTTCCTTGGCACGGAGGTTCATCTGGATACGACCGGCGGCATCCGCATCGGCCGCCGCCTTGTCAGCTTCCGCCTTCAGCTTTGCCTTGGCGAGCTGCAACTCGTTGTTGCGCTGTGCGATAGCGGTCTGAGCTTCGACTTCCTTGGCATTTGCAGCCATCTCAGCATCTGCTTTGGCGCAAGCCACGTCACGGGCCGCCTGGGCACGAGCAATCTCAGCCTGCTTCTTCACCAGTTCTTCCTGCTCGATACCGATAGCTTCGATGACACCGTGATTGTGGCCCTGTGCATCAATCGCGTCCCTAATGTCTTGAACATTGAAGGTCACGACCTCAAGGCCCATCTTGGCGAGGTCTGGACGAGCGTTCTCAATGACGCTCAGTGCCATCTGCTTGCGGTTTGTCAGAATCTGGTCAACGGTCATGTCGGAGACAATCTCACGCAGGTTGCCCTGCAGAACGTCATTGACCTTGTCGTTGATGCCCTGCTCATTCATACCAAGGAAGTTCGAGATAGCTGCCTGCTGGCGGGACATGACATACGCCTTGGCGTCCTTCAGACCAGATGCTTTGACCTCATCGTCCAACACAGTGGAGTTCTCACTGTAAACCTGAATCGTTACGACAGAATCAATCCAGAGCGACACGCCATTCTGAGTCTTAACGCCTGTTTCAGGGGTCTTGACATCGATTTTCAGCAGCCGCATGTTCAGCTTGTCTGCTCGTTGCAAGACAGGAAGCACAAACGTGCCTTTACCGGATACTACTTTAGGCTTTGACAACCCAAAACCGGTCACGACGATAGCCTCCGTCGGAGGGGCCTTCTTGTAGCACAGAAAGCCGAAGATGATAATAAGGACTGCTACAATCCCGATGATAAGCGCCATATACATACTCCTTTCGCTCATCACAACCAATGCCTGTCTTTTGTGCAGGCGCGAATACAAACAAAAAAGCTGCGGAAGCAAAAGCAACCACAGCCTTTTATATGAACCACCGGCCCAGGAAAAAGCCGATGGGGTGAATACAAGCGGAAAGCAAACATGTCAAAGTGAGAGGAAACCACGTCGTACACACCGGCAGGAAGAGGTTAAGACCCGCCGGAACCCAATTCCGCTTGTACAATTCTAATTCTACGCAATTCGCACAAATGCACAAGACATTATTTCGATAAGCAAAAAGAATCCCCGCTGCTCTTTGCGGGGAAAGCAGCGGGGTCCGTAAGAAAGGATAAAGAAAGGATGTAAGGAACGAGGTGACTGCATGAAAGCAGATAGAACCGTCGGAGAGGGACGGCAAATGTTGTGAGAACTCAGGCACTGTACCCTGCCCCGGTTTGCATGGCTGCCATCGACAGCACCGTCGGGTCTTTGTCCTTGCCCTCTATATTGTATTATACCACATGTGGTATACAAAATCAAGATGCAATCCGAAAATATGGCACATTTAGTGCTTTGTCTGTATAATGAGTTGAACTTTTTTGCCTCTGTTTGTGGAGCTCAATCCAAAAAGATAGCCGTTTCCCAACCTTTTGGGAAATGAGATACACTTTTAACTTTAACTCATTCCTGAAGCAGAGTAATGATGACGGTTCTGGCATTGGAGTAGTCCGAGGCACAGGTCGTCAGTGCCAACACCTTATAAGTTCCAGCATCTTTTTTGTAGGCTGCGAGTACATCCTGATTTACGTTCTCTGCATTTTCTTCTACATGTCTCGGCAGCAAAGCCAAACGGTGCGTAGACGCTTTCCAGCTGTTCAGCCGTTAGATAGTAGCGTTCCCGGCCAGCCAGGTGTTCGGGTCCTTGCAGGTCTGTGGTACTGCCCACCTTTGCCCAGTCACCATTGATGCAAGCAAAGAAATCGGCAGCCGAGCCGTCCTCGCTTTCAAGTTTGATGTCTGCTTCTTTGTCTTCTTCAAGGCTGCTTTGCATTGCTGTTTCGGAGGTCGCAATTGATGTTGTATTCTGTCCCTTCTTATCATCTGCGTAAGCCGCCGGTATGAAAGGAGTAAACAACTGCGCGGCGAGCAAAATGGCAGCCGATAAGCTTGTGATTCTTTTTGCGTCTGTCACTGTATCACACCTTTGCTGATATTTTGCGAAAAAGTTATAATGTGACAACCATTGCAATGGATATTGTTGCCAATTCGCACGTTTTGGCAACAAAAAAGCCCGACCGCTTTGGGTCGAGCTTAATGCTTCTTATTATATGTTGCTGGTTTTGCGTTTTCTTTTGGGACAGTGAAGTGTTTGTAAACAATTCATCACACACTGTCAAGATTTATTATGATATGGTATAATGGGTATAGAAAATGAGAGGAATGATGTGTAATGCAAACCTCAATGCAGAGACTGTGTCTTTCAAACGAGCAGATTGAACGGCTTCAAGCTATCATAGAGTCAAAGCAAAACTGCAAGTGCCAGGCGGATGTATCGTTTGGCACTGTATGGATTACATCGGATGATGAACTCAATGAGCTGCGAGTCTCTTTTCTGGGTGATTTCGAGCTTGTCGTGTCCCGCGTTGGCTTTACTCATAAGCGTCGTGGTACGATGACTTCTGTTCTGGAAGAACTGAAGAAGATATGCACCGAGGTCGGCGTTCCCAGGATTGTGATACAGTCTGTTCTGACACCTGAGATGCAGGCATTCTGCCAGGCGCATCATATTGAGCCTGACAAGAACACAACCATGCAGGTTGGTGATGTCTTGGTAGGCGACTATTATCTTATGCTTGATACCTGAACCTTTTCAGCATTCGAGAACTTCCGGGTCTCCATCGAAATTCTCTCCCCTGTCGAGGCGCTGCCCCACAGAGAAGTTGATGACAAGGGGGTCCTTGTCATATTCAGAATAGTCGAAGTCTTCCCTCTCACCGTCACTCAACGCTGGGTCATACTCAATTGTTGCGAGCCAAGCATCGAACGGCATTTCATCATGGGTTGCGATGTATTTGGCGTACTGCCCAAACAGTTCGCAGCATCTGGGCCACGGCAGAGGATTGTCAAGATAAAACTCAAGCTGCCAGTCCTCATACGGAGTCAGGTCGTTCACGCCGTAACGCTGGAGCCCCTTGAGTGCTTCCTGGCCTTCCTTGCTGGTAAAGAGATAATCGTATCCGTTCATGTTCATTTCCGTCATCTTTTACAGGTCCTTTCTTTATTTGTGTTTCTTCCAAGTTCGTGGTGGTCGGCCGAGTCCCTGCCTCCTTTCTTTGTGGGGTCACTCTATAAAGAGATATTTTCTATAAAAATGTAAACCGCTATATACAAAAAGCCTCCAAAATTCTGGCGGCTGCTGTTATTTGTGATGGAGAGGTGCTGCTCCGAGTAATGCTGTCACATCAAACGACGATGCGTTATAGACTGTCAGCTGTTTCTCAAGCGCGTATTTCACAGTATAAGCTGTGCCGCCTGTCTGCTTCGTGCAGTAAGAAATGCAATAGTCTGAGCAATCGACCAGATGCCTGTCACGGGTCAAGTAAGCACTCTTGCTCGGCTCTTTACTGACATAGACGATTTTGTCCATCTTTTTGTCTAAGTTCTTAGCATGGAGCTGCTGTTCTGGAGTCCATCGGTCGCGGTAGCCTTCAAAAGGAAGCACCTCGATGATGCGCAGGCGGCCGTTTTCTTTCCTACATATAGCAAATCCGAAGCAGGCAGTGGGAAAACTATCTTCTCGAAGTTCTGCCTATTGATGACCGTAATGGCATCCGGCTTTTTATAGTCCGAGCCGAGCTTTGCCATCGTCTTATTCCAACTGACTCCGACCGAACATGTGATACCGAGTTCGTCCTTGACGGTGTCGGAAATTTTCTTTGCTATCTCCTCACCTGTCCCAAAGAGAGACTGACTCGCTGTACAATCGAGCCAGGCCTCGTCCAAACCAAACGGTTCGACTTGGTCGGTGTAGCGAAGGAAGATTTCTCTGGTATAGCCGCTGAATCGAGTGTATAGGTCATAGTGAGCCGGAACAAAGGTGATGTCTCTGCAATGTTGCTGTGCCTCCCAAAGCGGCATACCAGTTTTCACGCCCATCCGCTTGGCCGGATACGAAGCTGTCAATACGATGCCGCTCCGCCGTTCTGGGTCACCGCATACTGCAATCGGCTTGTCCCGTAATTCAGGATGGTAGGCCATCTCACAGCTGGCATAGAAACAGTTCATATCGCAATGAAGGATGGCTCGCTCTTTTGCCATAATATACAACCTCAATTCGTACAGATGGTTCCTAATTCGCATATAACAACCGACTGTTGTTATTATAGCCTATCAAGTGGTGGGATGCAAGGGGTATGGAAGAATTTGCCGTTTGCAATCCCATTAGTTACTCTACAACTGTGGAAGACCTTGACAAAAGAAAGAGAGGAGCTTGTTTGGCTCCCCTCTTTTACTTTATTCTGTGATATTCAGTTTTTTGAGTTCCTCGTATACGCTCTGCTCTACAAGGTTCAGCGATGTGACATCACGGATGTAGCCTACCGGAACGCCTTTTCGTCCGGCAAGGTCTTTGATTGGCGTATACTCTTTATGGCCCATGCTGTCAGTCTTGAAAAGTACGGCGGCCGCACCGTCCAATTGCCTATCGGCCGTCATCGCCTTATCTTTCTCGACGACAGCAGCATCTGGGTATTTCTGAGCGAATTTGCCCATGATGTTTGGATGCCCACCAACGAAGACGATTTTCTTAGCCGAGAAGATTCTGGAAAGTTCCTCTTCATAGTTGATGTCTGGTTCCGCCGGGGCAGCCTCTACTCTTTCTTCGGCCGGTTGAGCTGGAAGCTGCTGCCGCAGCCTGGCGTTCTCTTCCCGCAGAGCTTTGAGTTGTTCCTCAAGGTCCATGATTTGCTTTTGCTGGGACTCGACCTTGGATTGGATGCCTGCATAGCGATTCCTGGCATCTTCGGCCGCACGTTCTGCCGCATCGGCGCGGACCTTGTATTCCTTCAGAGACTCTTTCTGCTGTTTCAGCAGCTCACCGTCCCGTTCCATCTGTCGCTTGCACTTCTTCAGTTCATTGTTTAGGCGGGTCCCCTGCGGATTGAAGAAGTAGTCCTGTAATCCTTCCAGCACAGTTTTCTTCGTTTGCTCGCAAAGCATCGTATAGTAAGTAGCATTAAAGAGTGCAGTACGGAATATTTTCACTTTCTCTTTTGCTATCTGTATGGTTTCGTCATCGTAAGCAGATTCGTTTTCTGCGTCAATCGCTTCCCATACCTTCTCAAGCGGTGCATCTACCTTATCGATACTGGCGGCCGTATAAGCAGCAACTGCCATGTGCATCAGCATTTCCTTGGACAGCACCTGCTTATCCATTCTTTGCTGGTTCATTACGCCGCTGGCCGTGAGTGTTGCTATAAGAGGCATCTGGAGAGCATTTTCTTCATCGCGTTCAATGCCCGTTTTCCGGCGCATCGTATTGGAGTCGTTAATCCAGGTGGCACCGAAGCTCTTTGCCGCAAATCGCGGCCGTACTACGGTTCGATACAAATAGTCGTAGCGTTCCATGTAGCGAACCTTGGCAGTGGTATTGATATTACCCAACAGCATCATCGCCAAGAGTGCATTGGTGTAGATGTCATTGCTGCAAGAATCGAAATTCTTGTATCGCGGTGCATATACCGCAAAGAAGGCTCTGGATGGCGGATTCAGTTTATGTTCTGTAAAAGCGTCATACGCTATGGTTTGCTTGCTCTTGTCGTCATCAGGGGTTGACTCTATCTTACTGTATACTGCTTCGAGCGCCTTCTCGTTAATCGCAGGCAATTTTTCTTTCTTCGTGTTTTTCAGATAGGTTGATAGGAGGTCTTCGGTAAGCTGTGGCTTATCATCTTCGTCACTGCTTAGAATACATGCCAGGCATAGGACTGCGTTGCGGCTCTGCACTGTATCTAAGCCTAATATGTATTGGAGCGTTTTCTCTCCGTGGCAGATTGCTTTGATATGCTTATCTACCTTATCCTGATGCTCACTGTAGTATTTGCCGGACAACTCTATGCACGCTTTGCTTCGGCTCGCAAATAGCGCCATGCGTTCGGCGTACTTATCGTACAATGCGCCCACTGTCATGGTCTCCGGGATGTTGTTCTTTGCCACGTCATTCACTCCTTTTCTATCTGTATTATATCAATCACGGTATCAACAACCAATGTTGGCGGCAAGAATGTTACAGATTCTTCAGTTATTCTTTGATAAACGCCCATAAGTTAGGCAATTGAAGAGTCGTGCGGAGGTAATCTGAAAGCTCTTTGTTCTGGTCAAGACCTATACGGCCACGGAAGAGATATTGTTCCCCCACATCGTTTGTCAGGGTCAGATACCAGCGGTCGGTGTGTTGCGCTTCATCTGTTTGCAGGAACATCGGCAAATGATGTTTTACTTTCGCGAGCACGGAATGTATTGCATCAGCCGGTAGATGATGGATGGTGTAGTGGTCCCGAACCGGTTCGTCTTCATCCAGGTATTCAAGTTGTTCGAGATATACATGACCTCCCTGCTCTGCTACAATAAGTCGCTGTTCTGATTCTTTGTTCGGTTCAGTATCAAGGCTTAGCCTTGTGCAGGTAGTACGAAGCTGCAATCTGATGATGTTTCCCTCGAATTGCTTCGAGTTATGGTCTGTAAATGCCATGAATATGCCTCTTTCTGAGTATGATGCGTCTCTGTATAGTTTATCGCCCTATGCACAACTCGTTTTCATTTTCCGCATGACGATGCCTGTATTTATGGCGCGTAGCGTGCTTTATGGTTTGCGGCTCTCAATGCTTTTCTTCGCACGCTGATAAGCCGTGTCAAACTCTCTTTGTTTCTTCTCTCTCATAACATCTGAAAAGAGAATCAAGTTCTTGCGCTGCTCCGCTTGTCCATCATTGGGGAAGCCTTCAAAGGTCAGTTTGCAGTCGAGGGCCATCTCTAAGCTGACGATACGCGAATAGTCCTTATTGAGTGGGAGCTCGTGCTCTTCGTCATCCAAGAGCAGGATGCTGTAGAGCCATCTGGCCGGTCCTTCGACAAAGTCGAGGTCAATCTTCGTGTCGAACAGTTCTTCGCCTGGGAACAACGGTGATTCGACTTTCGGACATTCTTCATCGAAGCCGAAATTATAAATCAGCTCGCAGTAAGGTGATGCGGGTGTTATCGTGCAGCGGTATTTTTCAGTCGGAAAGGCAATGCACTGTGTTAGAGTGTAGGCAAATGGCCCGGCGCTGCGAGTTGCAAGGTTGAAGTATTCCGCCCAGGCATTGAGGTCTGTTGTTAGATAGGAAATCGCTGCTTCCTGTATTTGCTTGATAGCATCCTTTCGGTTCGCATTCAGAAGCCCGCCTTCCGGGGCCTCTTTGCCCTGCTGCATCTGGAAGCCTTCTGCTTCGTCGTAGGAGGCTTTCAACTTTCCAGCTTTGATTTCAAGACGAGAGAATCCAAAGGCTCCATCATAGTGCAGAAAGCTGTACTTCCGTGTGTCGATATAAAGTGTTCCTTTGATGATAAACTCTGTGTCATAGAAGCCTATATGGTGGTAGCCGGAAACTTCCGTACGGATGATACTCATACCAATACCCTCTTTTGATTTTTAAGAAACAGAGATTTTTTCAGAGAAAATTTTCAAAATTGCGAAAGCGGCTTGTAGCAAAGATTTAGCAAGTATTAGCAAGTTCGTAGATAGTTTGTTCTGAACTGAAGCAAGTAACGGCTTTTATTGTTGCTGGTCCGCATTGACTACCTGCTCTGCGCATTTTGCAGCGGAGGCGGAAGTGAAATAACGCAGCGGGATGTTCTTGCTGCGGACAATGTCGATGATTTTGTAGAAAGCCTTATGGGAGAGGTAGTTGGTTTGCAGCCATACGATGTCCGCACCTTTGATTTGTTCAGTGCTCGGAACTCCATCCACGAATTTCACATCCGGCACCATCGGCCGTATTGCCTTCAGCCAGGAAGGATGTCCGCCAAAGACGATGTGCTTCTTGGTGGTGTGGTACGGGAACGCTACCTGCGTCTTGGTATCTTTCCTGGCGGCAGAGTCTGCGTCATTGGTCAGCGCAAACACCAGCTCACGAAGGTCGTTCAGTTCTTGCTTTTCTTTCTCGTGTTCTACAGAAGCCTTCTCTATGGCAGTAGTTAGTTCACTGATTGTCTTTTCGGCTTTATAGAGTCCCTGCTTATTCTTTTCATACTTATTCTTGAGCTTCTCAATCTCTGCTTCATACGCATCGCATTTGGCACGTAGAGCATCGCACTCATCTTTTGTGTCGTTGGGAAAATCGATGCGGCCTTTTAGGTTGGACAGTAGAGATATGTATGCGGCGTATACAGCTCTACCTTCTGGCGCTGTCACACCCAAATCGGCAAGTGTTGCTTCTATCGGGTCTGCGCTGGCTGTGTTACGTGGAACGAGGACTCCATCGGTATAGGTGTATACGGCGGCCGCCGGGGTCATACGCACGGGAGTCTTTGCGTCTGCACCTTCTTGTTGTACCAAGGACATCGTATTCCAGCAGATTGGCACAACACTACTATCGCTTGTTAGGTTGTCTTCCATCAGATGGAGCTTGGCTGTATTGGCATCAATATAGAAAGCGGTTTGACCTGTTGCATCCACGCATTGTTTGACTGCTCCTCCACACCACGGTAGTTGTGCCGCTGCGTGGGAGAGAAGCACACAGGATGGATAGTAAAGCCACGGAAGATTATCGCCGTTATCTATCATGTAATAGAATGCGAAGCATACTGCATACGGGTCCATGACTTCAAACATCACCGCACGCTTTGCTACTGCTGACGAATATTTCTTTGCCCATGTTTCTTTCGTCCAATAGGCACATTCGGCACTATCATAAGCAAAGTCTCTTTCCAACTCGTTGAGCTTTTGGAGCTTGGTTTGCATTGCCTCTAACTTTGCAACGATAGTTTCTCCGCGTTCTGCAATAGAATGGAGCCCGATTGTCATTTCTGTTTTTGTACCGACTCCAGGCATATTATTTTTAGCAAGCGGCAGGGCTTTTGCTTTGACCATAGAATGCGTCTTTTGGGAAAAAGCATTTGCTTCATCGCTCACTTTATTAAGCTCGTCATCAAGGCGATGGATTTCATCCAGACATTTCTTCTCTTCCTTGACCCACTTGGAGCGGCAACAGAAATAACGACTTATGGCTCCCCTTACCTGTATGGCATACATATTTACAGCATTATCGACCTTATCTTCTGGGAGCAAGCCAACAATGGCATCAAACACATTTCTGGACGGTACATTCTGATGCTGCTTACCCGCAACGGTATAGCTATCAGTGACAGGATACTTGAGCGGAGGCTTCTCCGGGTTATTGATGCCAACACAGTCCTCGTTTCGATGCAGAATGATATAAACCATACTGCGAATCACAGCTTCACTATAGCAAGGAGATACACAAGACGGTAGTTCGATAGATGCGAGCTGTTCCTCGTCTTTTGGCAACAAAGCGAGTGCTTCATCCATCTTGTGGTTCGCTCTGATGGCATCCAGCATCCAGATAGCAGCGGCGAGCGAGTAATTGAACTGTCGCTCGCCTATGTTGAACGGAGGAGTCATCACCATATTCAGGCGGACCCATTCGTCCTCGTATCGCACCTCAAGGTCTTCCGGTATATATTCTTTGGCAATAGCTACTGCCATATCTCGTGTTTCGGCAATGGCTTCTACTCGCCTATCTATTGTTTTATTGTCAATGTCAAACTCAAAGGCAACGCTTGGGTCCTTCTCCATCTCGCCGCCGAATCCGGCTATATTTTTAAGTAGCGCTCGTTTGCATCGTTCTTTGAAGCTGCCGGTTGGCTTCTTGCTATTGCGTTTTGCCTTGCCTTTGCCCATCGTGTTCTCCTTTGTCTGGGTTGCGCCAGATTTCTCTAATATAACATTATACGACATGTTGCGGTATTTATCAATCGCTACACTTTTCCGTGTGCGGCAAGCTTCACATTTTCCCGGCGAGTTTTTGCTGATTCCGGCACTTTTTGCAGCGAGTTTTGTTCTGCGGCTCGGGATTCATGTGAGCACTGCGCTCTGCACCCATATAGAGCATCTCACTGTCTGTTTCTTGGCAGACTGTTCTGATGCGAGAGCTGGCATGGCTTGCCCGCCATGAAGCGTGTGCCGGTTGTACTGGACCATGCCCCCTTGCCGTGGTTCATCCAGCACAAAGAAAACTTACACGCCGTGCAACAGGATTCGCCTATAGCTTACACGCGTGTAACTATTCGTGTAAGTCACAGCATTATTATTCCCTTTGGTTTCCCTTCACAGCGCCACAAAGCTGCCTGCTACGAGGTTCTGAGCGTTTAGTCCGACATTCTTCCCGTACAACAAGAAAAGCACGCCACAGAAGCCCGTAGGCCCCTATGACGTGCGTATCGTTATTTAGAGATAGTTAGATGGCTTAATGACGGATACTCCGTATGGAGATGTATCAATGTCGAGGTATGTGCAGCCGGAGTTGGGTCTATCCATCCGAGTGATTTCTTTATGAGGGATGTGTCCAAAAATATAGAGCGTATCCCGATGACCGGTCAGCATTTCGTCTTTATCATAATCAAAGACTCGACCGAACGGATTGTTGTGTGTCACTACGACTTGTTTGAATCGAGAGCCAGGCGGAGGTGTGATGTTGAGTTCCTGTGCCTGATTCTCGAAGATAACTTCAAAGTTCTCTCTCGTCTTTTTCGTACCAGACAGGTACTCGTAGATGGTATGCTCTGCTTCATACGGTGTGCCACACATATTGTCGAGCAAGTATACGACCATCTGCCAAAGCCCATCATTCTCCCACGCGAGAGTATAAGTGATGAAGAGCTTCTGCCACCCGGCGAATGTATGAGGTCTTGCGGCGAGAATCTTCTTTCTTTCCTCCATGCTGCATCTGAGCGTTTCGAGTTCTTCTTTTGTTCTGAAGATGTGCTCTCCTTGCTTGTAGTGTAGGAAGACCCAGGCTGCGAGCTTTCTGACGGTCGGAGACTGTGCGAGTGCTTTATAGTATCGAAGCATCTGCCTATGTTCGTATTCGTGGTTGCCAAGAACGAGATGGACTGTATCTGGATGTTCCGCAATGAAGTTGACGACCTTTGCGTTTTCCTTGCCACGGTCTACTACATCACCAACGAAGACGAGCTTGTCGGTTCCTTCATTCCATCCGGCGGCCATGAGGGATTCGATGAGACCTTTGTAGTTCCCATGCACATCTCCTGCCACATAGATGTCGCTCATTGGTTATCACCTTCTTTCCCAAAGTCGTCCGTGTTTATTTCCGCAATCTGGTTGTACAGCACTCTGAGCTTGTACATCGGTTTATCGATGTCTTGGTGCATGTGGCCGCAACACCATTGTTTAAACTTCACCCGGCGGTAAATTTCATCAAGGTATACGCCAGTCGGGTCGTGAATCGGGCTGATGTCTCTGAAATAGATTGGCATGAGCATCTGTGGAAGCATGTGCGTCAGGATGATGTCTACTTTATTCCCATGCTCATCCAATGCGTCAAGACCGTGCCACATCTCTTTCTGAGATGGGACTTCTTCCCTCCACCAAGTGACGCCTTCTGTACGGTATGCTTTATCGATAGACTCTGCACCTCCCATACACCATACAGTTATACCATCAATCGTGTAGTATTCGCCGCGCATCAGGTGGATGACATTCGGTGCTTCCGGCAGGCGTTGAATCAAGCCGCCGTTCCACCGTTCAGTAGGCTGCTCTGCCCAGAAGGTGTGGTTATCGTGGTTACCATCAATGAAGAGGATATTGCAAGGAAAAGACTTCATCCAGTCGGTGTACATCTGGTACGCTCGCGCTGACTTGATACAGTGTTGCGGCATGTCCAGTGTCTTGAGGTCGTCCGCCGGAATGCGGTCTGTTGGAAAGAACGGAAATCCGAAGTCTCCACAAACAACAATTACATCCTCCTTTGTGAGGTTGCGGTCAAGAAACCGTTTCGGATTGATTTTGGAAATCTCATCTGGTCCATGTGTATCGCCAAAAATATGAAGAAGCATCCATCGTCATCTCCTTTCTGCTCTGGGTTGATTTTGTTCTGGATGAATTATCGGGTGCCTCACAGCATCGCGAGCAGTTTCTCTGCTTCATGGTTTTCCTTGTAGGCCGCAATCGCCATATTCCGCCGGTCTTTCTCCTGCTCTTCTTCGGGATACCAGTCTTCTGTATAGTCGTCGCCCAGCAGCTTCTTTACGACTTCCTCGAACGGAATGCCTTTGCTGGGTTCGCCGTTTTCAGCGAGGTCTTTCTTTGTTTCCTCAAGGTTCGCGTCGATTTCAGCTTTGGCGTTCTCTATACCTTTAGGTTCGATACCAAAAAAGGTCATTTCCCACAACACGCGGGAAAGGCACCACTCAAGGCCGTAGATATAGATACTGGACGGTGCCAGCTTCCAGCTGAGAATCTCTTCCCAGCTGCAAAATTCAAAAGCGTATTGAGTCGGCAGGTCCTGCTTCATTACGGCCGCCATGATGTCATCGGTGCTCATAAAGGTAAGCATCTCATCGCTGATGGCTTCAGCTTCAGATACTTTCGTGTGCTTCTCTTTCCAGGCACGGAGGTCACTGGCTTCGATGCAGACGGTGTCATCTCCCACGTCACCAAAGCCCTTGCAAACGAAGAGCAGTTTCTGCTCCGGCTCTACTTTCAGGGTGAGCGTCTTCATGCGCATGAATGCAGCATTGACCTCTTCCTTAGCATCTGCGAGCCGGTCACGCTCCTCGCCGCCACTGTGATACATAGCTGCAAACTCCGCAGCCAGCTTGTCTACGTCACAGTGCATGAATGCCTGATAGGTGTTCTCAAAGTTCGTGGTCATAATTGCCTTTCCGGCTGTTCACTTCAGCCCAATTCTTGTGTATTCCAAAGTGCTGCTTTATAGTTCTTGATGAACTTATATCAGGCAACAGCTTCATCCCATCTCTTATTTCTTCGTTTTCTTCCCGGCTTCTTTCAAAATAGTCACCTTCGTCTTCGGATGCAGCTTATCCTTTACAGCTTCATATTCTTCTGTCGTCCCCTCAAAGGTGATTTTACTACCTCCTGCTACCATCGCTTTTTGCATATCAAGAGAGTCAATGCACTGTGCGGATTCCGTATGAACTCCAATGATAGTTCCTGTTCCGCGTCCTCTCGGACTTATCACTTCATATACCATGTTTGGCTACGCCTCCTAAAAAGAAAAAGAACGACGGCTACGCAACCAGCGACCAGTTTCATGGTGGCAGCTACGCTTCCGTCGTTCATAAACTCCTTTGCTATTGGCAGCGATGCTTTCATCCTCTGCCTACGGTTCGTTCCACGCGCACCTACGGTTTCACCCGCCGGGCTACGCTTTAATCATCGTCGTCTTTGAGTGCGTTATAGGCAAAGAACCCATAAAGGCCAAAGAAGTACAGCGTAATAACCCAAGTGGGAAGGTATTCAGTCACGCCGGTCAGCGTGAAGACAACAGCCATAATACAAGCCGTTACCAGAAACTGCGAATCGACGTACAGCACCAATCCGATGTTAAAGCCTTTCATCTTTATGCCTCCTCAAAGTAGTCTCTCAGCGAGTCAGAGACTTTAACTCGTACAGTATCATCCCACGAGTCGTATTTGTTCTCCGGATACGAAACATCTTCAACCGAACTCAGCTTCCAGGTAGAAACAGGTTCACCATCTTCGATGCGAACAATGGTAGGAGCGCCGATACGCTTCTCTCCAATTTCGTACTTGTTCTTATCCTTATCGCTTATCGTGTAATCTGCCAGGTAGTCTTGCAGCCAATTGAGAAGTTCATCATACCCTTCCCCTGCTGCTTTTGTCATCACAGGAGCACCAGTATTCTCGTCGTATGCGTAGATGTCGCGGTACTCATCGATTTGGCAGTAGTAAACGGTCTGGTTCTTTTCTTTGGCAATACTGGTAAGTTCAGGAATCAGGTTGCGGCAGTAAGGGCAGCGAGGATACGCAAAGATAACGATGCCATCTTTGATTTCTCTCGCCTGTGTCGCAGTCACTTCAACATAGGTGTTATTCCAGGGAACACCTACGGTTTGATAGGTATAGTCAGCAGCTACGCTCGGCTTCTGGTTGTTGTATCCAGAGTAGCTTCTTGCAACTACGGCTCCATCACTACTGGCTACGCTAATTGCAGCAGCCATTGCCAGCGATGCAACTACGTAAGGAACAATGAATTTCTTAGTCATTTCTCAAAACCTCAAGTGCCTACGGTCAGGAGCTACGCTTTGAGGTTTGTAGTTCTTCGGCTACGCTTCGGCAGCTACGCTCCTTCCGTGTTTCGTCTTCTTTATTTTCATCGCCATTATACCACGAATTCGTAATTGTCTCAATTGTGGTCCTTCGATGTTCATAAAATAGTAATATTTGCTTTTGAGGTTTTGGACGTGCGCTATCAGCTACGCTTCTTTTGAATGAGACTTAAAAGAGACTCTTTACTCTGTCGTGGAGGCGGCGGCAAAAGTGATGGAACGAGAATCGGGTCTTTCTCGTCTTCTATCTCTTCAAATTTCTCATCATCTCCGTCAAAGAACCAACTTGATTCCTTTACAGCTTCATCCGTTGCTACAAGGTCCTGCGTTATCGTACAGTCATCGCAATAGACTTTCGGGACGCCTACTCTACCCTCGAACTTCTTCTTGCATATCGGGCATACTCGAATTGCTATCATTGTTCTTCCTCCCAATACCCAGAATGAGTCAGCGGGTTAATACCATCGCGGCGGATTCCGTAGTCATCATATTTGTGTGCAGGCATAGGCGTGTTGTTCATATCTTTGAAGTCAATGAGTTTCTTACCCATAACTCTGCTGATTCCATCTTGCGTTCCTCTTTCACATACAATGTGATAGCGCTCTTTGTTTGCTCTTTGGAATACAAGCTCTTCAAGCTCAATGATGGGAAAGATGAGCGTCTTATCTTCTTGGTCTTCGATGTAGGCTTCCACATACTCTCGCGATGAAACGGTGGTGTATCGTTCAGTCATTTCTGAAAGCCACATCTCAATCATACTGTTTAGGTCGCTTCGTGTTAGCGTTACTGTTCTGGAGAGAAGTTCTACGCCGAGCGTGTTGGTTGGAACGAAGTAGTTGCATGCGTACACCTGTTCGAGATTCGCAAGAGTCATCAGCTTATCCGTTATAGTGCTTCTGCTTGCGTTCTCGACTACCTTGCCGTACTTGTTGCCTGTGATGATTTTGGGAATCATGGCGCAAGTCTTTCCAATGATGACGCTTTTGGGTACAGACGCACACACTTCAGCAAAATCATCATTGGCTTTTGCTGCGTCACTGCTCTCAAAGAGCCTGGATATAGCTGCGACTCTGCGGCGCTCATAGGAGATAATCCAACGCATCAACCTGTCCAGCGTGCAGTAAACGTAGAAGATTCCTTTGCAGTTTACTATCACTCCTACCAGACGGCTCATGCCAGTTGTGTATTCCTCGCCAACTGTCTGTTCAGCCTTGATGGTTGCAGAGAGTTCGTCAGAGAGAAACAGCAGGCCTTTATCATAGAAGTAGTCGTCCATGAATCTTGCGTAGTCATCCGCATCTGCATTCAGAACATTTTCAAGACGGATATGTTCTTCCTTTGCGAGTTTGATGCCTGCCGCTCGACACATGCAGCTTACTACTTCCATACGGTTCAGCCGCCTGCCGTTTTCACCCTTGAGTCTCCGCTTCATAGTAGCTCGCTTTTGCCCATCCAGCGCATCACGAGCCGTGGAGCGGATGTACTTTACTCCATCTGGTGTTATACGCAGATGGTTAGATTCATCCTTGCGAAATACCTCTACATAGCCGTGCTTGACTGCATTTCGTACTGCCAGCGTAACGCTCTGATACGGCATATCCGACAGTGCAATCACAAGCTGCCTGCGCTGAATGGAATCCACACTGTAGAGATAACACAGAAGCCTTTGCTCGTTTGTCATTTTGTCACCTACTATTTGTATATAAGAAACGCTATGCCGTACCACCTGATACGCCGAAAGTCTATTACTGCGCCAAAAAACAATGAAAGGATACAACAATTTAAGGAGCATAAAAACAGCATCCTGAAAATGTTGTATTTTGCAGTCCCCAAAATTGTTGTATCCGAGCTACGCTTCAATCCATCTTGTGATGTCTGATTTTTCGCACAAAATCACATCCAGATAGGGTCCTTCTGAATCCTCTATGGCGGTATAGACGAAGCTCATTTGCTGCCAACCGTCGCCGTGCTTCAATACACGGCTGATAGCATTGGTGATAGCTCCTGTATAGACGTTATTATTGTCTATCGGCATCTTACCGCCTGGTCGGATACCTCTGCGAAATACCAGATACACAAGTCCTGATGGCACGTTGATAGGCCCATTCTTTGAGATGTATTCTGTCACAGCTGCTTCGGTAATAATGTCGAATTCTGCATCCAAATAATACTGTCCGGTGTCGTCTTTTTCTTTTGCTTTGCGGCTGTACCACTCATAGTGAAATGGTGGCAAAAACGACTTATAGCGTACCGCCAGGAGCGCATGTTTTGGTGCTGATACTGAACAGAAATCATCTGGAATAGTGCCCATTCCAGCATCTTTTTTATACGGAACAGGCTTTTCTCGGCCTTGGAAAGATGCTAAAATCGAGCGTTCGGATTTCAAAAGTTCGATTGAAACACTATTCAGGATAGATGCTGAAATCTTGCTGAGTGGCATATCATCTTGGATTTGGCTCATCATAGCCGAAGCGTTTTGGACGTGTTTCTTTACATACCCTGCCGTATCATGGTAAAGAACCGGCTTCTCAGATGGTGAATCGGAACGGTTGGAAGCAGGTTTTTCGCTCGGCTTGTTTTCTTCGATGTATCGTTTGTAATCAATCAACGATGGGAACGCCATCCCAAACCTCCTCGTCAGGAACCTGCTCGGTCACATCGAGGTTGTAATCGTCGTCAACCGTGCAGAAAAAGCGGATGCCACAGCCATCCAACAGCTCACGCTTTGCGCCAGGGCGCAGAATAGCGATACGAGAGGTAACGGACATCATATCTTCGCGAATACCGGCGTTGCGAATCATATCAGCCGTAATGAGCTCCTTGCCTTTTTCAAACTCACAGACATAATAGACGCTGCTATCAAAGCAAAAGCTCAGCAACCAAGGGCTGGTGGCGGGAATCGAAAAACGACGGCTCTCCGGCAAAAACTCGCAAGCAACACGGAATGCACGGCAACGCTTACGATACAGGCTCGTCATAGTAATGTAATCGGCTTTGGCAAGGCCGTCATTGGTAGCATAGCAGGCCGGACGGCGGTTTGAACCTTTGCGGCAAGCGTTGTAGATGATTTCGCGAGCCTTGTTGGGTGTAATTTCGTACCGACGTGTCAGATATTCTTCCATCAGCGTATTAGGGATAACCGGAATGGAATCGAGCAGTTCGCGGATGTCAGTGTTGTGAATCTCAGACATAAGAATGTCTCCTTTCAGTATTGGCAAAATGTGTATTTGTCATATTTTGCGTTTGGTTGAGTGCTATCTTACACATAGCAGCGTTCAAATGCAGCGCTTTTAGAAATGTGCAATTTGAGGTTTGACAAAAAGAAAAAGCACTTTTGAGATACACAAAAGCAGCACGTTTTATTTGTACCGGGCCATTGCATATCTCAAAAGTGCTGTTTTCAGTTGGTATTGGTGATGTATCGTTATATTTTGCAGTTCAGAATGTCACATTCAGCAAATCCTCGTCATTGCTATTAGAGTCGGACCCCACCTTTGGCGTTTTCAGCAGCCAGGCGTTCCTGTTCTTCTCTGTGCTGCTTCTCTTTGAGGGCTTTCTCTTGCAAATAGAAGCTCTTTGCATCTGTCGTGATTTCCTGCTTTTCATAAGGTGCGGCAACAAAGTCAACGAACAGCTTGGCGGAAGCGGCACAGACCAGACCTTGACCACGTTGCAGGTTGGAGACATTTTCCATCTCCGCATCAGTCAACTGAATGGCCGACTGCAATGCCTGCGCTTCAGACGGGATAAGGTGCATGATGATTTTGGTGTCAGCGTTACCGATGATTGCCTTACCATACTTGCCGCCTTTATACTCGTAGAACTGAGAGATGTCCTGCGTCATAGCGAAAGCCGAACCACCGTAAGCACGAATCGTACGGAAAATTTCTACAACGTCCTCTGCTGCCATTTCGTTCGAGTCGGTGCCAATCAGCTTCCAGCACTCGTCGATAAATACGGCCTTGCGCTTCGTACGGTCCTCTTTAATTTTGGTCCAGACAAAGTCAAGAACAACAAACATCGACATTGTAAGGATTGCGCCTTTCATGCCATTGAAGTCAAACACGATGTATTTTGCTTTCAGGTCAACATTCGTGGGACGGTTGTAGCATGCCATAGAACCTGTAATCAGCGGGTTCAGGATATTGCAGATGCGATGGAGTTCAGGAACATTCTGCATCTCTTTTTGGAGGTCTTCCAGCAGAGGCATCTTTTTATAACCGCCGTGTTCTTTATCGAGAATCGATTCGTTATCATTGGTGATGCCGAAGTCCTTATAGCATCTGTAAAGACTCGTATCAATAAGCTGTTCCTCTTCCTGTGTCATATCCTTAACGACCAAGTGCAGGAAGGACTTGATGGTGTGAATTTTCTTTGTAAGCAGAGAACCAGTAGACTCGTAGTCATCCAGTTCTTTAGCATCCGCATCGTCCGGCACGCGGATGTCCATGATGTTGATGCTATTGATGGAAGACGGGTCCATACTGATGAACTGGCCGTCAACCGCCTTACATCCGCCGCCATAGTCTTCCAAGCCCTTCAGCGGAGAGATGACGAATACTTGCGTATCCATCTCAGACAGACGCAATGCAAAGAGCTGTGCGGTAAAGGTCTTGCCATAACCGGAAGAACCGAGGATAACCGCGTTTGCATTGGCGTGAACGTCCGTATCGAACATGTCGATAGTAACAAGGGAGTTGTTGGCACGGTTTGTACCAATCATAACGCCATCAGGGTCCTGCATTTCAAAGGAAATGAACGGATAGCAAGATGCCACACCAGAGGTCAGTACGTTGCGCTGTGCTCGGCGCTTGATGTCCTTATGGAGCTTGCCAAGAGGAAGCAATGCAGACTCAAAGCACTCTTCCATCATAAAGTTCGCACGGCGAATCTTCATGCCCTGGCCTTTAACGCGCTTTTCAAGGGAATTGTATTTGTATTCCAGCTCATCCAAACTATCACCAACAACGGTGATAAGAATACTCATGTAATAGAATTCCTCACCGCTGGAGAGACCTTTCAGCATGTATTCACTGGAAGAAATCTTTTCCATGCGGGCATGATAATCCGAGTCGGTATCATGGCTATCCATTGCATTGGCACGGCTCAAACGAAGCTGCGTACTGATTTTGTTGTAGACTGCTTCCCGTGACTGATGTTCGAAGAAAACATCCATATCAACACCCTCGCCAGCGTTGACGAAAGTAGCAATCCAGCCAGCATAGACACGCTGATTGTAGCCGGTGGACGGGATATAGGCGAAGGTGTAGAACTTTCCATCAATGACAATATAGTCATAATGGGTAAAATCAATCCAGTCTGGCGCAATCAATTCCGTGGCATTCAGAGAGGTCTTTACGCCGTTCTTATCCGCTTCGGTATAGCGTTCAATGATGGGCGTAACGTGGTCGTGGAACGTAATAGTCTCACTCTTGCGACGGTTCAGCATCTGATAGAACAGCTGGTGTATACCGGCATCTTCGTTGCGGCTGCTGTCACCAAGCGCCGGGATAAAGATGTTCCCACACTGTTCCATGTGGGAACGTACGTTGGCAGCCATTGCGTTCAGGTCCGCCACAACCATATCAAAGTTAGAGCCATCATTACTGATGGTGCGCTGAAACTCGATGATGATAAAGAAGCGGCGCGTAATGCCAACAGACAACGCCGTTTTGCGAAGCAGGCCGATGTAGGCTTTTAGCATCCGCTTGCGCTTGATGTTCGTTTCTTCACGATAATAGGAAGTGACTGTAGCAATCGTCTTTTCGACATCTGCCTTACGAGCAAAAGTCTTGAACTGAATGTTGACCGGCACTGCCTTGAAAGTCTGATAGAAGAGTGAGATGATGCGGTTCTGAGTTTCGGCGTCCATGTAACCGAAGTTGATGGGCCGAAACTCAAGAATCTTCACATAACGGTGGTCTTTAGTAATGATTACGCCGTTATAAATATCTTGAACAGGAATGATGCGTTGTGTACTGCGAACGATTTGATACCGGTCTGCATTAGCTTGCATCTCTTTGTCGATACGCTTACGTTCGGCGTTGGCAATCTCTTCACGCTCTTTCTTTGTTAGACGAACGCTTTCCAAGCTGTCCCCAACAACGCCATTCGGAACAGCTTGCTGTTTGTTTTTCTTTCTAAACATATCGCTTTGTTACTCCTCGTCGTCAAAGATGGAGAACGAATCTGCGGAGAAGTCTCCATTGTGGCTGTTATAGATTTGCGGCTTAGCTTTCAGCGGACGAACAAGCGGTCCTGCTTGATTCTTCATACGCTCATTTGTGATGATGCGCGGTACGAACGGGCCATTGGGGGTTGCTGCTTCTTCGTCAAAGCTGATGTCAATTTCTTCCGGCTCGACGGATGCCATGCCATCCAGCAATGTCACATCATCAAGACTCATTTCAGGAGTCTCGGTAATGGTTTCGACTTCGTCCAGCACAACATTCATCGTCTGTTCTTCGGATTGAGCAGGAATAAAGTTGGGGTCAGTCTGTTGCTGCATCTGCTGCATAGCGACTAACTTGGCACGATACTGAGCAGCTTTAATGCGTTCAGCCTTTTCGATACGGCGCTTAATGCGTTCCTGAACCATCTTTTCGTGCTCTTCTTCTTGACGCTTCTTAGCTTCGGCTTCTTCCTTATGCTTCTGCTTCAAAGCAGCACGCGCAGCACGGCGTTGGTTGCGAGGCAAGGAATTGATAAACTCCTTTTCTTCCTTTGCACGTTGCTTTGCTTCTGCTTTGAGTTCTGCTTTTGTTTTGAGCTCATCAGGCTTTTCTACGAAGTCCTCATCGTCATCGTAGTAAATCTGTAAATCATCAGCGGTAATATCTGCACTAATCGGTCCGTCTCCGCCGCCAAGTACCTTCTTCTTAAAGTTTTCCCATGCTTCTTTCAGCTTCTCCTTCGGGAGCATGCCATTTTCCTTCATTAGGTAGTCGGGTTCGAGCTCTGTTTTAATACGCGGATTATACTTGGAAATTCTACGACTTTTGCGGAAATGAATTACGTGAGCCAAGAACTCAAAGAAGCTGTCATCCCCTACGCCGTGCGACACCGCTACGAATACTCCGGCACACACGATTGCGGTGTAGGCTACGGTAGACTCCACATCCCAGCCAAGTTGTGTCCACCCGTAAATAAAGATTCCAAGAAATGGAATCGCTACCACAACACCTTCGATGAAGTTCTTGGTTTTGAACGCACCACCAAAGACGTAGCCGGTATCGAACGAGTTCTTCGGAATCATGTAAACATTTGGCTGCTTTTCTTCTTTGTTCATTACTGGTTGTCCTCCCCTTCCGGGACGATTGCAAGCATCACAGTGCAGCACTGGTGGAAGAGACTTACTGCAAGCTCTTTATTCTTATCCAGCTCAGACAAGAGAAGTGCGGATTCTTTTACACTTGCAACAACGCCATTTTCACTCACGTTCAATGACACAAACGCTTGGTTCTCTCTGCATGACGCTTCAATGGCAGACATATCCACATCATTCTGGTGTTGTACAATAAAAGTTGACATAGAGAACTCAAAGGGCCAATATATAGAAA